TATTTGTCATCCTCGGTAATCGCGTCATTATCTATGAAGCAGCATGGGAGATGAAAACCCTCGGGGTGCGGCGTCTTCTTCAAGAAGCCAACATACTTGTGATAGACCCCGCCCTGTGTTTTTGGGGCTTCCTGGCGTATAAGAACCGTCTCGTTCAGACCAGGATTGCGCCGATTCACAACCGGCTTTCCCTCACAGAAGGGGCATGTATTCGGCGCCTTCGTGGTTCGTTCGCGGCCTCCCTCACCTGCCACAGGGCGGCGCAACTTCGTGCCCTTGAAATCCTTCTCTAAGAGAATCAGTTCGTCGCGTCCGCAGAAATACTTCGAACATACATAGTAATTCTCGGCCTTTTTCTGGGGAGTCGTGCCAAACCGAAGAAAGAAGAAGACCTCCTCATAGTCCTTTTCGGAGCGGGCGAGAGCCTTTTTGCCCTTCTGAATAGGATATTCTACAAACGCAATACGGGGTGGATCAGAGTTGAGGTCTTCTTCATAGATTTCGTCTCTCATCTCCAGGAACTGGGCCCTGCTTACAACCGCGGGCTGGCGAGTCACATTGGCTGCGCACATACTCACATATTTTTTGAGAGACGGATGCGTCTTGGTGTAATCAAACAGATTCTTGTCGGCCTCCTTGAGCTTGGAGAGGAAGAAGTCAGCGATGATTTTTCCCTCAGGGGCAGGAGCGAGGGCTGCATTATTTTCTTCTTGCTCTTTTGCTTCTGCTTTTACTGGTGCAACCACTTTAGCAACGGGTGGCGCGTCCACCGTCTCCTCCTTTGGCTGTAAGTATTCATTCCGCACCTCCTCTTCAAGCGGCTCACCCTCTGTGGCGGCAAACTGTTTCCAGAAATCATCGTCGCCTGATGGCAACCCTTCTTCACCCGCATTTGCATCTGCATTTGCATCTGTGTCCGCCTCAGCCTCCTTCTTTTCCTCAATCTCGACCTCCACCGCGGCCGCCTCCACCGCCTTGATTTTCTCCGCAACTTTTGCAGAGACACGGAGACTTTCGTCTGAGGCCGTGAATAAGAGTGACAAGAGGTTGAGCACGCGCTGCAGGTTTGTTTCAGAGGTGACATTGTGGAGATGAAATGAGAAGAAGGGATGTTGTGCAAAAATCGCAATATCAATACCAGTATTGTTTACATCCACTGTGTCACCCTCCGTGCCCACCACAACCTCTCCGCGCGACCTGAGCCAATTGCCCAGAGCCTGCTGTGCTGTATCTGTATCAAGCTGAAACTCATCCTCTAAGACGGATAAGATGGCGGTGTCCGTTTCACCTTTGACAAGTTTGAGATTCGCATACTGTGTAAGAAAGGAGCCAATGCGCCCCTCATTTGTGAAGTTGTCTACGCATTTGTAGCGGAGCATCGCGGCAGGCTGGACACCAGGAAGTGGCGGAATTTCCTGGAAGAACGGAAGGAACTTCGTCAGGCGGGCTTTGAGATTGGCCTTGGTGAAGATGGGTTTAGCTGGAAGCTGGATCATATAGTCAATACTCGCGCTTTGTAAATAGACAGGTAGGCTGGCATGCGGAAGCTTATCAATTCCGCTGGTAAACTTCGTGACAATCATCTTCGTGCGGCCATCGCGGTCGGTCTCTGTAAATAGAGTATCTAATTTCCGAACGCCCTTCGGCGGTAGCACAGTAATATCGGCATATTCCTCCTTGTGCGCGTAGCCAAAGCGGAGTGTGGCGTAGATAGGATTTTGCTGGGATTCGCCCGCTTTGAGAACGCACTTCGCCATCATATAATCATTCTCAGGGTTGGGGTTTCTCTCGCGGGTCCACTGCTTGATAACACGCGCCAAATCCGCATCCGGTGTATTATCCTCTTGTAAATGGAGCTTCGTAACAGATGTTCCCTTATTCGGCATCAGACGCATGCAGGGTCTTGCAGTTGTAACAGGGCTGGCATAGAAAATGGATTCAATGTCGCGGCTCTTCCGTTCACTGGGCGGTTTCTGCCACCGCATCTGGAGGCGGCGAACACCTGTAAAGCGAATGTCAAGCTCCTCTGTGAATAACTTATTCAAGTTGTCCACGAGGGAGACAGTATTTAGAAAGCGTTGATAGCGCTTCTCCAGTCTCTTCTTATCAAGTTCATCTGACTCATAAGAGAGTTCGGGAAAATAGGGGTGAAGGAACCCATTCCATTTTAACTCGGATGGCTCGCCGATCCACTCCTTCATATCGTCATACAAATAGAGATGGAGCTCATTTATCTTGGAAAGGGCGTTTTCAATTAGCAGTTTCCCATTATCAACCAGTGTCAAGAGCCGCTTCGTGCCGTTTTCGTCAACGAATTCGGTTGCCTTGCGCTTACCTCTCTTGGAATCAAATGGCTTCGCCAGCTGAATCGCATATTTTTGTCCAGGAACAACCCAGTGAAAATCTATGGCCTTGCATGTTCCAGCAACTTGGGAGAAGGAGAGGAACTGGTATTCTGGATAGAGTCTAGCGCCAGCCGCAATTTCATTGTCTCTTAGATGCTTGAAAATGGCGAGTTTGAGATCATAGATACGTAAGAAGGGAATGACTGCGTTGGCGGGTAGTTGAATATCTTTACCAGGGTCTGCGGCGTTTCTGTGAAGTATAACTGTGAGCCTCTTCTCTGAATTGTAAAAACTCGCGATGGGCTGAGGGCGGGTTATATTTTCAATTATTTTTGCGATACTTGTATTTGCTGTAGCCGCAGCGTCTGCTAATGCCGCAGCGTCTGCTAAGGCCGGAGCTTGTTCTTCCGACATCTGCTTTTACTCTCTAAAAACTTTTAGATATAAAAGCATATATTACTTATTATGAAACCGTTCCTATGGAAATGTCACCACCATCCTTCTTAGCATCATAGATGGGCTGATCTGTGATTTTCATGCCACAATAAGAGACAGGGTGCTCACGGAAGTCGCGGTGCTTATAAACACCAATCGCCTCTGCCTCACGAAGAAGCCAGCCAAAATTGTTCCAGAAGTCTGGACCATGTCCCACGGACTCCGTAATCATATGCGCCATTTCGTGTATGGCTACGAAAGTCATGACATCACTCTCAACAAGCTTCTCATCGGCATCATCGCCCCTCTGTCTAAGACAGAAATGCACAGCCTCGCCTTTATTCACACTGTAACTCGTGTATTCTGCATCAGGCGTTGACTCGAAGAGACGACTCGGCTCAGCCTTGAAGTTCTTGGCGAGCATTTTAACCTGGGGCTTGTCGGGAAACTTGGACTCTACGTGAATTTTGAGTTTATTCATGCGAAGACGAAGCTCTGCGAGCATGTCCGCCGCCCTTTGTTTGTCGGGCATATCACGAACCTTGTAGGTTTTACCGTCAATCTTTGACTGGACATCAACTATGGGAAATGAAGAGGAACCAAAGATTGTATTCATTTTTTTGAAAGCATGTGATAACATGTCTGAGTAATCAGACATCGTCTTCTCTATTAGTAAAACATGTTTAGACTCTAAAAACGTTTTAATTTAAATCAAATAACCACTGGTTTAGCTCACCTCGAAGTTGCGGCGATTGACGTCAGGCTCGATTGTGCTGTTGTTGAAAACAGACACGGGGACCTGCGGATTCGCGGGCTCAGAGCGGAGCTGGTAGTTCGCATTGCGCATGCTCTGGCCAACCGTGTTGACGCCAATGAGGGCGCCAGCTGAGAGGAAGTTCTTGCCCTTCAGCGAGCCAGTGCCCATCGGGTTCTGCTGCGCCCAGACGGAGTTCATGTCCTTGGGCAGGAGCTCGCCAGGTGTCAGCTGGTCACGCGGGTAGCAGCCAGCGGGGCTCTCCGCATCGCCGAACTTGGCAGGGCCAGGCCCCTCCGTAGGGGCGACGTCACCGCCCTGGTTGTGCGGGTTCTGCTGCACAGCCTTCTGGGACGGGGCACCAGGCGCCGCAGTCTCACCCGCCTGCGCCGAATAATTGGAAGCAGCCGACAACGTGGCCTGGAAGCCCTCCTTTCTGAAGAGGCTGGGCTGTAAGTAGACTAAGCTCAGCACAAGCAGAGCGATTACACCGATTGCGGCAGCGGATTCAAAGCTGTACGAAGCGGCCATCTTGTTCCTGTATTAGTGGTAGTCTATATTTTTTGCAGGTGAGAACTGAAAACTAATCTGAGCCTCCCCCTTCGTCCGAACTCCCTCCTTCCTCCGTATAGTCCTCTCCGTATTTCTGATAATATGTGTTCGAGAGGCGATTCGCCTTCAGCTTCGCTAGAGCAAGCCGTAGACGAGCCTCCTGTAGAGCATCTTTGTCCCGCATCTGTTGCTGGAAATCAATTGCCGTATTTTCATTTGTGAACGGAATCTCGGCAATCTCAAGCTCGGCACCCGCCGTGAAAGGATGGATCGTAATCTGCTTGGTTGCATCTTCAGTCGGAGACTCGGGGCGCGAAATGGCGAGGAATCGGGAGGAGATTTGGGGAGCCGATTCCTCAAATCGCTTTACCTGCCAATAAAGTGTGAAGCCCTGACTAGCCACCTCTAGATAGATCGGTGTCCAGAATGCTATAAACCATGTATGCGTCGGGTTCATATCTGACGCCACCCACTTATGAGATAGACGCTTGAGAATGGATGTCTCCTTTAGCCTAGAGGAGAACCACTTTGCCTGCGCATCCTTGGCAATGAGTGATCTTACAAACTCGCCGACGATATTCTTCAGCTCTTCAGAGGACGTGTCGGGCATTTCAATATTGAAGGATGTTCCTGATAGATCTATGAACTGGGGCTCTGAGACCAAATTAAAACGTGTCTGGATTGCGATTTTATAGATAGATGTACGAGCATCCCAAATAGGAGATGAAAACTCCATTCTGCGTAGATTCATGACTTTTGCTTTAGGTGTAAGGAGCAGATGGAAAAGGACGCCCTTCTTCAAAAGATTTTTCGTTATATAAATCGGGATGAAACCCGTAAGCAGATACAAGTCTTCTTAGTGGATCCAATGCTAAATCACATAATGGAACGTGTATTTCCGTATATTGTCTTAATATGTGTATTCTTTGCTATTCTTCTCTTGCTTGTTGTTTCCACACTCGTTATTATACTGTTTCAACTCCGGAAGGGGGATATCTATGCGGTTTCATAGCCGTATGCGCTTTCCTCGTCCTCTGTAGAATGAATACCCAGGAGCTCGGGAACTTCGTTAGAAACTGGGTTCACTACGATAATCTCACTACGAGTCTTTCTAAACAAACAACAAATGCTCGGAAGGTAAGAGATGATTTTGAGGAGAAGATTCTTCAACAGCTGCACGTAAATAATATGGAGAACGCCGTAATCCAGGTGCAGGGGGGTCGGCTTCTGGTGGGTGAGGAGCGCCATACACAGCCCCTTACACTGGCTCGCATAGAAGAGGGGATACATGCTTATTTTGCCGAGCAGAAAAGATTAGGTAAAAACGCTGTTGATGATACACCGGCTATTATGCGATTTCTAAAAACGCATCGCGCCGTGGAAGTCACAAAGCGCCTGAAGAAGCAGGCTATAGTTCCTCCACTGCCTCCGCCACCGACTCCTCCTACAGGGGGAAAACTGATATAAAGCTTTGCGACATCTATATATAGATAAGTAGACGGGAATATATGAACTCTGATTTGTATAAGATACGGGCATCGCTAGCATGGAGTCGTTGGTGCAATGCAGAGGTTGCATATGACGTGATTCATGAGGCACCGAGAAAGGTGCTAATAATGAATCTTGTCAAGAATGGTATTGCCCCCCTTTTTAAAAATAAGGGCTATGTATTTAGCTGTGATACTCGCCGTATTGCCGAGTGTGTTGCTAGGTATATCTATTTCGGAAAGGTTTCTCACGAGGCTTTTAACTGGGATTACAGGGCGGAAGACTACTACCACTATTATCATGTGCTTGACGATGATATATGGGAGGAGTTCTGGGACACGAACGGTAAATGGGCCGATGTGGAGGACGTGAAGGTAAGAGAAGGTATACGTTCATGTGTATGGACTCTGCTAGACCTATACAAGTCTCCTGTGACAAGTGAAGTCGATGACATGCTTGGCCTCAACGATGAGGAAAATATGCCAGCGAGTAGAGAGGATTCGCGGGATCCTTATTTAATTGATTCTGCAAATGGATATTTTTCAGCTATCTAATGGCGTCTTGTCGCCCGCTTCTTACGAGCACCACCCTTAGCCTTTTTGAGGGTGACCGCGTGAGCCTGATTCGAACCCTTCTGGTTCTTGTGGATATAAGGGCACGCCTTGCCCTCGTGAGCCCAGCACTTCTCGCCCTTGCACTCCCACTTACACTGCTTAGCAATCTTTGTTAACTGCCCTTTGCGATTAACAAACTTTGCCTTCTTCTTCTCAACATTCGCGGCCTTCCGCATAGTCTCGCTTGCCTGAGCATTTGCAGCGGCCTTCGCCCGACGCTCGGCGCTTGACTTACCTCTCTCAAGCTCTTGCTCACCATAAAACATGACATCACCCCATGTCCGGCCTTCGTTCAGAAGCGCCTCCTGAAGAGCGGCTATCTTTGCGGATTCCATCTATTAAGAGTCTTTTTAAGATGAGCCCCACTTGCCCTTGTTAAAAGGAAGAACACCAAGCTCATCGGACTTGGCCTCAAACTCCTGGACCTTCTGGTCAATCTTCAGGCCCGACGTTGTCCGTGGGATGCGACCCGACTTCATTAATGCGGCCTCATCGTGGCCAGACTGGCTCGGCTTAGGGCCATAGCAATTCACGCCAAACTTCATATCAGGATTGTCAAAGTATCCGCCATTCACACCGGGCTTTCCGCAGGCGGCCTTGTCGGCGTCGTCGCCCTTCTGAAGCTCATCCCACGTAGCCTTCTGTGTAGGATATACTGCGACCTGGCCCTTCGTCCAACCATAGTTGCACCAGTCGGCGCCCTTTCCATACGCATCCTTTACCTGATCATAGGTAGCAAGCTCTGCACCCAGCGCCTTACAGAGGGGTTCCGCATCATAATAGTTAAATTCATTCTTGCTCACATTGAACACCTCGGGGGAGCCGTTGAGGGGAAGAACGTTCTCGACGATGCTCTGGGACTGGAGCTGAGAAGGCGTCTCATCTAAAACGGGGGGCGTATTAGTCGTGGGCGGCGGCGCGTGAACAACAATCGGGACAGGGGGTGCAGCATTTGCTCCTAATGCCGACCTTATGGCAGAAGCAATATTTTCATATCCAGCTTTTATCTCTGACATGAAAAAGTAAAGAAGCAGGGAAAAAGTCAGAACTAATACTGCAAAAATACCGAGGGGCCATGCGAGAGCGCTATTGCTATTAGGGCCGGCATTACCAAAAACGTTGATCCCCTTGTTATTAGGCGGCAGTCCTAATCCAGCATTTCCAAATACATTCTTCGGCATATTGGCCATAGGAGGGGCAGCAAGCGCGGGAATATTGGTGGGAAGATTCATGGCCTTTGCCGTATTCGTTACACCATTGCGAATAGTGTTACTAACACTGTTAAATCCATTCTGCATCTGCGTATTTAATTTTTCAACCTGTGAATTAAAGGAATTTGCCATACGCACGAGACTATTATTCATCGGCGCGGTAGGCGGCGCTGCCGGTGCGGGTGCGGGTGCCATAGGTCTTTGATTTGTAAGATTTCTAGCTGCGTTGGAAGCAAGATTGCTCATCTACCGGTAAAGTAGTTTTTTAGTAATCAGTCTGCGCTTCTTTTTGAGCGCCATTCAGCCATAATATCCTGACGCTGTTTTGAGATGTGGCTAGCAAACGCCAATAGGCTCACGTCTTTGTGGACAGTTCCGTCCGGGAGAGTTGTGGTGTTCGGAAATGCAAGCCCAAAGCCCCACGAGGAAGGAGGTGATAAGCGACCAGTGAGTCCATCGTGAAGTAACGGAGATTTACCCTCTTGTTCAAATCCTATTGCGTAGATAACCCAGTCTGCCGTTCGTAGAGCATTTGCTAAACCCGCCATATCATCTGCGCGGACCAGCGTCAAATTCTTATATTGTGATGCAAGAATAGCGTCGGCTATTGTGGCGGCTTCTTCCTTTATTCCATCATACTCTCCATCGCGGGCAAATAAGAAGGGTTTGGCGCCCTTATAAATAGCAGCCGTCTTACTGCCAATTGTATTAAGATTCTGAAGAATGAGTGTGCCACTGTGCATAGTTCCGAAGACAAGAACGCGGTCCTTCTTATTGACGGCTGCTGTCAGTGACGGAAGATGAAGTGCTACTGAGAGAGGAATAGACGGAATCGGAAGCGCCAGCGTTTTCGCCTTAGCACCAAAACAGAGAAAGAGGAGTTTACCTTCATAGGTTTTAGATGATACATCGACTCTCCACGTTTCGTTAGTGCTGCCCTCCGTGGCGATATATCTAAAATTCGTTGCAATCCCTGTAACAAGTTGGCACTTGTGTAAATAGTCCTGGACCGATTCGCGGAGAGCCCGAATCGCTTCAAACAGAGGCGTTGTCTTGGTCGGATCATTGCCGGTCGTGTCTTTCCAGGAGGGGCTGAAAAGTTGAATTGTCTCTATGACCTTTGACCAGGGTGTATTACTGACGATGAAACGCCACTCTCGCTGTAAATCACCGCCGTCAAAGAAGGGGTCAATACAAAGTATTTCATCTGGGGGAACACCTTCGGCCCGAAACATATGAAGAAGGAGAAGGCCGGCTGCGCCCATACCAACAATCACAATGGATGGCATCTATTGTGATTGATTGTTTTGAAGAAGGCTATTTAGACAGAGTCATCGGGCAGCGTGCGGTTGCCGCCGCGCTTGTTGATGTAGTCGCGCTGCTGGGGCGTCGTGCAGACGCAGCCACCGTCGCAGCTGAAGGAGGCGCCGCAGCACTCAGGCTTGCACTGATTGTTCTTGAAGATGAAGAGGCTATCATCACCGGGCTTGAACTCGGGGCCGGTGAGAGGCTCATTCGGAGACGTGTAGCGCCAGCTGGAGGAATTGCCGGTCTTCAGGCGGATTCCGTCAAAAGCACCCATGACCTGGTAGGAGTCGCCGGCACCGCCGCCATTCGCCAGCGTATATGTGGAGAAACCCTCTGTTTCCTTCTTCTTCATATCCTGGAAGTTATAGCCGCTGGCATCCTTAACCTTACTACCCTTCTTCGCGCGGTCACCTCCATTGGTTTCCTTCTTCTCATGAGACGCAAAGCCCTCCAGATTCGTCATACCGAACGGGCTCACATACATCATTAAAAAGTTGGCGGCGAGCAGAAGCACAAGAGCGCTTATCAGAATACTTGTGCGCATTTCTTCTTTACCGCTAGATATCTTTTTTAAAAGCCGTTGTCACTAGAAAGCCCGAAGGGGGCCAAACCGCTTTTCAACCCAATCACGGTCCTTCGCAAAAATACGAGCGGCGTCGGGGGCAATTCTCACACCAAGTTTGGCAACGGCATCCAGCTTTCTGTAGACGCCGAGCGGGCCGAGTGCAGCAACCGCCTTTTTTAGAGCCTCGTGTCTGGCCTCCTCGCCCTTCTTCGCCGAATAGCCGAACTTCGTCATCTCGCCCTTCCGCAGCGGGCCAATACCTTGGCCCTCGGGGACACCCTTCCCAGGCTTTCCGAGATCCTTCACACATGCGGCGGGAACATAGAGGGTCTCGTTCTTAGGGTAGACCTTATAGGTTGTGCCGGACGCCTTCTTCACGGTATATCCTCGCTGTCTAACGGACGTCTTATATCTGCGAGCATACGATGCCCGCGCGATGTAACCACTCGGGCACTTGATTTCATCCTCCTTCTTGTTACCAAGTCTCGCCTTCATCCTCTTAAGAGTGGTCCGCTTGAATTCCTTACTGGACTGCTCATATGATGATGTAGAGCGCACGCAGCGAGGCGGCACATACTTTCCAGACGCAGCCGTATATTCAGCCCGCTTGTGGTAACCCGAGGGGCATCCTTGTGTTGAATTATAAGGTATAGATTTTTCAAACTTATGCTCGTCCATACTCTACTCCTTCCATGCTATTATTTTCTGAGACTGAATTAATTCTCTCAGGATTAGGAGTAAGAGGGAACATAATAAGGTCGCGACGGGCGTAATACATCATTTTAGTAGACTCATCTTCGGTGGGAGGAGGAGTGAAGATAGGTGCAAAAAGCTCTGCGAGGGCGGGATCTGAAATTGGCCGCCCTCTCAGCGCATCCCGCAGACTCGCAAAGACCTCTGTAAGACGGGATTGCACGTCATTTAGCACCTTCACATCCTGTGTTTCGTATACAATACCATCTATTGTGGCTTCTTTAATTTGGCGTATGAGCTCCCGGAATTTGTCTATGCGCTGCTCGGTCATACTATGGTTATGTGCGTATTTTTCGGGTTCGCCTTTTACCAGCGCGCTGCTGTTGCTGTTGTCTTATAGAATTCCGTCTTATCTTATTAATTCTTCCATGTAAATTCAGATATTTATTTCGTAATTTTATAGCAGTGGGTTTATATGTGGGATTTGCCGTTGATATATTTTCGTTTAATAACGGAATAATAGCTGGTATATGCTTTATCCAGTTTCTTCCGTAATATGGTTTATAACGTTCTTCAGATTCGTTAGTTAATATATTATTAACATAGGACTGGGGTGAGGTTAAAGAGGTTATTTCACGACAGACTATAAAATAATAAACACCTGGACCACACTCTGTAAAGATATCGTCTACGTTCATCAATAATTGTTTTTTCAAAACATCTGGGTTAGTTGTCACAATCTTATCGACGTCTGCCACTGTTGGCATAAGGCTTTTATCAAAAATGAGTTTTGAATTATATTCTTGTGGGAATTTTTTACTAAAGTGGCCCGTATATGCTGGGAGAAACTTGAATATTTTTTCACAAAATGTGGAACCTTCGCCCATTTGAAATAGATCCGCATCTAGAGGAAATTTATAAGTTCCACTCTTCATAAATTTTGTATTTTCATCTGTAGGCCAGTCAAGAAACATTTGTATTGTAAGAGATGGGTATAATTGTTCACTTGTATAAATATGAATATCTTTACCATTTAGAATTCTAATAATATCCCTTTTATGTGAAATAGGGTCATCAAAAATCTTTTTATTTTCGGGCTTTGTAAAGGCTTCAACCATAGAACACACTTCTTCATCATATGACAGTTCGGCACATTGTGCAAGAGTAACCAATGTAACCCCTTTAGGAATCTTCTTGCGACTATTAAAATTTATTGGATCTTCAGCACCATGCCCTAACAAAAGATATGAGTTTACACCCCCCATTCTATCATACCGCGATAACTTATAGTCGCAGGACTTTTAATTTAAGGAAGCAATTGCTTCCTTAAATTAGAGTCACGATGTTATCGCGGATTTTTTATTATGATAAAAACTAAGAGTCCGTCAGATGGACCAGCTAAATCCGGATAGTGTTCAGGCAGCGGCTGCGGAGGCTGCAACCAGACAGCACACCTTCTCCGCCAAGGAGAGGGCGGACTATGTGCGCGCGATGGTGAAGCGGTGTGAGGCCTATAAGGCAGATGGTCTGACCGTGGAGGCCATTACGGAACGTCTTCCCGAGTTTGCGCGCGACTATCCGAAGCTGTTTGAGGCTGTGACTGGGGTGGAGGATTATCACAAGAATAGTCTGCAGACGATGCTTGCGATGCTGGATCGGATGGCAAACGGAGACCTGTCTCAACACCAAGCCTCCGTGATTGTAGGGCAGCGGCTCGTGCAGACATTTGTGAAGCCACAGCTTCAACAGCAACAGTAATTGGCTGCCGCTGAAGAGCCGGCATCTGGAATGTTGTGCACCAATCTACACTCCGCTGAAAATGGGAACGAAAGTCGCTTTTCCATTGAGTCGGATTCTTTATATATATATCGGCATCTGAGAGCGCAGTCTTCTGTAGTTTCACAATTTGCTCTATATTTGTTTCAAACAGGTCCTTGTTTTCAAGCTCTTTTGCGGTCACCATCGGATATAGACCCTTAGCGCTCTGCGATTCCATCTCTGTCAGGGTGCGAATGACATCCTCTTGAGAGCCACGATATCCGCGACAGAGAAGATAGCGCTCAGAATTACAGGGGCGGCTTGTGGCAGGCTTGTAGAGAATCCAGCCCTGAAAACAGGACCGAATGAGAGAAATGAGAATCTGTGTGGGTTTCGCATAAATATCAAAAAACTTCAGGACAAATGAGCCACCTGGTAGAAGACACTGAAGACCAATAAGAGAGGAGCAGATAAGAAGGTGATAGATGCTTTTCTCCTGGAGAAGATAGTCGGTCGAGAAGTCAAAGCCACCGTCCGCAGTGAAAATATGAACACCTGGTTTGCAGGTCCGAATGAAAGATTCCTGGTTCTCTTTGTTATACATATCGCCCGTTCCGTCAGTCCCATAATGAAGCGTTATCTCTCGGTGTTTCTGTAAAAAACTGGTAGCCCTGCGCCACCCTGGTGTCTGGCTGTCCGTCGGCTTCAGAGTCATCGCAGTCGTCGCAGTAATAATCTTCTTGTGCTTTTCGGCTCGTTCAAAGAACGCCTCGATGAAGCCGCCTGGACCCTCCGCCACATGCGCCGTGCGGAGCTTGTGAGTTGTCTTGGGAAGGCGTTCAAAAAACTGGAGGACGGAGAGGACCTCAATCATCTTGTAGAAACTGCGGCTAAGCGGCTTATACATACAGATTGAGGGGTGAAAATGCGAGTCGTCCTGTGTGTAAATACATTCGTAGGGATTCGCCATCTTCTTTGCGAGTTCCCAAATATGCGCCTTTTCATAGACTGCAATCTGACTCTTCCATCGCTGGAGGTCGGGATCTCGCTCAAGGGCTTCGGGTGGCCAGGGGCCATAGCCATCTGGTTGTAGTTTGTTCGTATTTGAAAAAAAACCTACGCATTTCCACGGGGGTTTTTGTTCATCGGTTTCCATACTTAGACTTCGTTGTTATTCTTTAATCCTCCAACACCACCATATCCACATCAGGCTCATTCACCAGCACCGCCTCCGTTGGCATGGTGATGTTCATGCGCAGCCTCGTCTTGGAGCACATGTCACCAGCATCCTCGTAGAGCTCATCCTCTACCTGCTCATCCGTAGGCCCCTCCTCCTCTTCCTCCAGAGTCGGCACAGGGGGCAGATTCTCCTGGAGCCGCATCAGTGCCGACTCGTCCAAGAGAAGCTGGCTGAAGGCTGTGCCGCCGCGGATTACCTGGCCCGTCATGATATTCGCAGAGACGCCTGTGATCGGGTCAACCTCGCCGAAGACGGCCGCGCGCAGCAGAATCTTCTCCGTCTCCTCAAAGCTCGCCTTCGCAAGAGGACCGATGTCATTCTTGTTGATGCCATAGCGGTCGGCAGACATCAGCTTGCCTGCGCGGGTCATCACATCGCAGAGGAGACCAGGGTGACGGAAGTTCACGTCTGCACCCGCGGCCTCGAAGAGCATAATAATCTCATTCAGCAGGACCGCGCGAGTCGCCTCAATGCCGAGGTTCTCAAAGATGTCGTGCACGTGAGACGATACCAGCCTCCTGCCATCCACCATCGGGTGGCTCATGACCGCCTGGTAATTTGTGCCGTCCGTATCAAGGACATATTGAGTGACCTTCTCATACTTTCCATCCTTATACTCAAGAAGATCCTTGTCCTCGCGGAACTTGACAGACTTGATGCCCGTGACTCCGCGAATAACAATGCCATTCAGAATGCGGTTGACGAACTTCTTCAGATTCGCCAGATCGTCGAGGCCAGACTTCGCAATCGCAGGGAGGCGGATGCGCATAATCAGGCGGGGGCTGTTGAAATCGCTGTAAATCAGATGAATCTCGTCGTCAAACCGCTGGCGGAGGACGAACGCAATGTCCTCCATAGAGATGTTCTTGGCGAAGAGGCGCTCACGATCCAACTCAATGCGCAGCATCCAGCGGCTCCACTGCTCCTCTTCAGTTGCTTCTGTGGCAGCAGGTCCTTCCTCCTCCACCACCGTGCTCTTCTCAAATGCCTTGTAGAAGGCAATGAGGTCCTTGTCACCCTCATCCGTAATCGTGGTGTCGTCGCGGGGGTCATAGTAGATTGCCGCACGTGTGGTGACGTCCTTGAGAAGCGTCAGCTCCAGGTCCTGGCAGACCTCGCGCGCCTTCTCCTTGTCGTCACGGAACTCGGGCTTCAGATAGACCGTCAGCGAAATCGCCTTCGGAGACTTCGTCACCTTGAGAAGCTCCTTCAGACGGGGAACACCTCGGGTCACATTTGACTTCGCTGCTACACCTGCCAAGTGGAAGGTGTTGAGCGTCATCTGCGTAGATGGCTCACCAATACTCTGGGCCGCAATGATGCCCACCTGCTCACCAGGCTGCGCCCATGCCTGCCAGTTGCGGAGAACGATAAGTTCCAGTAGCGTATCAAAGGCAACCTTCGTGAAACGCTGCTTGATGATAATCTTGTGTGGGGCGAGATAGAAGCGGAGCATGGCCGCCCAGAGAGGGTTGTAGGCCTGCGTTCTGTGGATAAGCTTCTTGATTCCGTCAATCACATAGCCAGGGAGCAGGTCAGTCGGCTCATCCTTCTTGAGCTGGAACTTGACGCTTGTGTTCAGAATGAGGCGCTCCAGATTGACACTGGCGAATGTGCCCGTATCATCTTTGCTGCGGTGAACCTCTTCCACAATCATCTTGCGGTCCTGGAGAACCTGGCGGGAGAACTCGTCCAGGGCCGCCGTCTCCTCAGGAGAGATAACCGTCCCCTCTACGAATACGCCTGTAACGTCGGCGGTCTGCGCAGAATACTGTGAGAGAATGTCGCCGTCCGTCAGCTTAGAGAGGCCGATGTTCTGGTTCTCAATCTTTGTTGAGTTGGCGCCGTCCTCGCCATAGTGAAACTGGAGAACATTGCTGCGAGCGTCGCGGACACTCCCATCAAACTGGATGACGAGGTCCTCCATCGCCTTCACGAGCTGCCTCTGGATATATCCAGTATCTGCCGTCTTAACAGCCGTGTCAATCAGACCCTCGCGGCCTGACATCGCGTGAAAGAAGAACTCCTGCGGCGTCAGACCCTGGATAAAGCTGCTCTCCACGAAGCCACGCGCCTCAGCACCGTCATCATACTTCTTGTAGTGCGGCAGAGTGCGGTCTGAGAAACCGTAAGGGATGCGCCGTCCTTCAGGCGCCTGCTGCCCTACACACGCCATCATCTGTGCAATATTAATTGTGGAGCCCTTGGAGCCCGCGCGAACCATCGCAATCAGACGGTTCTCGTCTGCGAGGGACGACAGACCAATCTTGCCTGCAAACTCCGTCGCCTTGTTCAGCTCCGTGTAGACCTTGTCCTCGAACTCCTGCTGATTCGTCTTACCTGTGTTGTTGTCAAAGAGGTCGAGGTGGAGCTGGAGGAGGATGTTCTCAATCTCGGCCTTTCGCGCCTTGATGACCTTGTCCATCTCCTTGCGCGTGTCCTCATCTGCCACCAGGTCGCTGATGCCGACTGAGAAGCCATTGTAGACGAGGAACTGTTCCACTGTGTTCTGCATCGCATCAATGAAGTTGACCGTCTGTGTCGGACCATAGTCCTTAAAGATGGTGTGGACAATACCCTTGGATGGCTTGCTGAAGATGTCCTTGTCCATGATGCCCTGCGTAATCTTTCCCTCCTTGATGACGACATAGTTGTCGCGCTTCTCATCGGACGTCTTGGCGTCCTTCATGAAGCTGTTGCCCATCTCCAAATTGATCGGTGGAAGGAGCTGACTCAGAATTTGCTGGCCAGAGAACCGCTTGTTTGCGCCGGCCTCGGGCACAATCCCTTCGAACCGCTTGTTCCACATCTGCATATTCATGAACTCGCGGCGATTGAAGCTTACCTTGGGTCTCGTCATGCGCCAAGAGCCCACGAGCGAATCCTGAACTACGCCGATGACAGGCTTGGCGTGGCGGGGCGTCACAATCTGGTGCGGAACGGCCGCAATCTCAGAGAGCTCTGTGGATGCCTCTAGACTCTGCGGGATGTGCGCGTTCATCTCATCTCCATCGAAATCGGCGTTGTAGGGGCTCGTTACAGATACGTTCAGACGGAACGTGTTGTAAGGCAGAACCTTCACCTTGTGACCCATCATTGACATGCGGTGGAGTGTGGGCTGGCGGTTAAACAGAATTGTGTCTCCGTCGGCGAGGTGGCGGTTGACCACGTCACCATAGTAGAGCACAATCTCCTTGCTATTCACATGCTTGAGGCTGATCATGCGACCATCTGCGCGAACCAGCGTCTTCGCGCCAGGATACTTCTCTGCGCCATTCTGGATGAGCTTATACATTTGGTCACGATTGTAGGTCGTCACACGCTCGGGCACAGTCAGGTTCATCGCAATCTTCATCGGGACGCCAATCTCGGCGACGGAGATATTAGGGTCAGGAGTGATAACAGAGCGGGCAGAGAACTCCACGCGCTTACCCTGAATATTGTAGCGGATGCGCCCCTCCTTTGAACCGAGACGCTGCTGGATAGACTTCAGAGGACGACCACTGCGCTGGGCGGACGGGGCCACGCCAGGAATCTGGTTGTCAACAAGAGTGGCAATGTGATACTGGAGCACGTTCGTATACTCGTCCACAATGTTCTTCGCCGCATTGTTGTTAATCTTGTCCTGGAGAGTGTTATTCGTGTTCACAATCTCAAAGAGCTTGTGCGTCAAGTCATCCTCAGAGCGCTGGTTATTGTCCTGGATGACGGACGGGCGAACCTGCGGTGGAGGGATCGCCATGACAGTGCAAATCATCCAGTCGGGGCGGCACCAGTAGCGGCTGAGGCCCATAAAGTCAACATCCTCGTCTGTGATGCGGCGGAAGAGGCGGAGCACATACTCCACCTCTAATACCTGGCGCTCCTTCCTGACCTTGTCCGACCTCTCAGGGGCGCCGGCCCCCTCGATGTTGTCCCACTCGGCGACGATGCGCGCAATACCGTCGCGCACATAGCGGTCGGGCTGCCGTGCTCCACATCCGTCCTCTGTCTCCTGGCCGCAGCGACCAATATTGCTCGTGAGATTGAGCATCTGGCGCCATCGCGCCTCGCCGCGCCGCTTGATGAGATTCTGGTGAAGACTCTTATCCACGAGCAGCTTGCTGCAGCGAACACATACGCAGCTAAGAACATTCAGAACGAGAGGGAAGAACTGAATATAATAGACGGGCCGCGCGAGGCGGAAATGGCCGAAATGTCCAGGGCAGTGGTGGTTCGTCTGGCCGCAACTGCGGCACGTCTTTCCATTATCTAGAACGCCCATACGAGGGTCAAAGAGACCGCCGATACGAGGCTCATTTCCATCATATGTTCCTGCATTCGTAATCTCCACGACGGAGCGCCTCTCAATCTCGTCGGGGCTGAAGATACCGAACTGAATACCCACGATAGGCTCAATCTCTGAACTAGGTCTGACTAAACCAGATGGCATCCCTCTTCTGTAATAGTTCGGCTTTTCTAAGTGCTCGCTTTGGCGTCATTCTACTCAATTTTTACATGAGGCATCTAAACAATCGGCATCCACCATCTCGCCGACGAGGTCCGGGAATGATGTAGTCGGTCTCCATCCTAAGACAGTGGCGGCCTTTTCCGCATTTCCAACAAGGGTGTCTACCTCGGCGGGGCGGAAGAAGGCTGGATTGATGGTCACTCTTAGAATATCTCCATCATATCCTTGTTCATCAATACCTGTGCCAGTCCAGCGGATTGTATTTCCAACTGCGGTAAAATAGGCACACTCTATGAATTCGCGAACACTGCGCTGTTCGCCTGTCGCCAGCACGAAGTCGTCGGCTACGGTGTGTTGAAGAATGCGCCACATTCCCTCCACATAGTCGCGCGCATGTCCCCAGTCGCGGCGGGCATCCAGATTGCCGATTTGGAGAGTCTGGGATTTGCCTGCAACAATCTCCGCAATCGCCTTCGTAATCTTGCGGGTAACGAAGTCTTCGCCGCGGCGGGGGCTCTCGTGATTAAACAAGATGCCGTTCGTGGCAAAAATTCCATAACTCTCCCTGTAATTCTTGACGATCCAGAAGGCGTAGAGTTTGGCAACTCCATAGGGGCTGCGCGGATAGAAGGCGGTCGTCTCGGACTGTGGCGTCTCCTGAACCTTGCCGAAAAGTTCGCTCGTGCTCGCCTGGTAAAATCGGATTTTGCTGTGGTCGGGCTGGAGTCTCACCCAGTCAACAATCGCAAGAGGGCCGAGGCCATCCGCCTTCGCCGTGTATTCGGGCATCGCGAACGACTGGTGAACATGGCTCTGTGCCGCCAGATTGTAGATTTCAAAGACGGATGCTGTGGCCTTATGGCTAGCCCAGATAGAGGAGAGGGTTATATGGAGGGCGGACGTGTCCGTAATGTCTCCTATATGGAGAGTCAAGAAGGGATTCGTGAGAACATGCTGAATTCGTGTGAGATTCTGGTGATTTGAGGTGCGCCTCGTCAGTCCGTGGACCCTATATCCCTTTTCTAAGAGAAGTTCAGCGAGATAGGAGCCGTCTTGTCCGGTTATTCCTGTTATAAAGGCTACGCTCATGTCTGCTACGTGTTCTTGTTTCGGAGCTTTATGTTAAACGCGCCGTCTCAAAAACACCGAGGCGCTCATTGGAATTGTCATAGGCATCGTAACAGTATTTGCCCTTTACTGCGGAAAGGTCGAGGTGGCTGGCAAAACAGTACAGGCTGCTCTCTAAGAGGTGAATCTCGGCCGCATTCTCCAGCAATGTCTTGTAATGTAGAAGGGGTCTTCCGACTGCGAGGGCGGCCGCTAAATAGAAGGGGTGACAGTTGTGATAGTGGTTCTTATTTACATCGAGAATAAGGGTTGTTTCTCTACCCTTATTCACATGTTCCCAGATCGGCAGGGTCTTTGTGGAGGACTGCTCGTGAACCACTATATAGGTTGGTGAGACTGCAGAGATAGCTATGTAGAGCTGGACCGCCTCTGGTAGCTCAGGAACATGGAAGTAGCGGTTACGAACACTGCGAACCAGCCCGAAATCATCGTAGAAGCTGTGGGGGAACTCATAGATGGGCGCTGGAACGTGTTGGCCGCATGCATAGACTGTCATGCCCTGGGCCTCGATTACTCGGCGCTTATCGGGAAACGGATAGAGAACATAATCATCGTCAATGACGAAGGGGTGGATTGTGGGATCATCCGCATACATGGCGACAACGTTCGCCTTGTTGCGCTCCTTACATACCACTGCGACCTCATCGTAGGCCGTGGCGAGATAGCGGACGGCGCCGTTCATCCAGAACATGTCGCCGAGGCCGAGATGACTGTAGACGAAGGCACGGCGTTTCACATATCCCTTCTGCTCCTTGAGGCTGGAGGCAGCGGCGTGATTGAGCTTGGACTTCACACGGAAGCGTCGGTCGTTCTCGTCAAGAATCTTCTTACAGATGGCGGCACCCTGCTCTAGCGTTGTGTCCTTTCCGTGGAAGGTGTCCTGGAGCTCCCAGATTTCCAGATTAATCTCTTTGAGGAGCTTGTAGTAATAGGCGTACTTGAGTCTGTAAGGCTTGAGAGTTGTGTCAAGGAGATCATACTCCTTCTGGACATCCTCGCGACGTTGGTCCTGAATCTTCTTGAGCTTGATATCTAAGATTGTGAGTTTATCGAGAGCCTCGCCCAAACTTACAGGAAGACTGATAGTGTCCATTAGTGTGGATTTGTGGGAGACCCTTAGACCTTAAATTTGACGATGTCGGTTGTCCAGGCTTGAGTATAGAAACAAATGTCCTTCACTTACCGTCTTGAGCTTCTGCCTACTGAGGAGGGTGCCCCCTACTACAAGGGCGTGGAGGAGCGGTCTGCTGAGAATGCTGGATTTGACCTCTATGTTGTGAAGGATTACGAGATTGTGCCGCTCGCGGAGGGGCGGCTGCCGACACTCCTTGACCTCGGCACGGCGGCGCGCCTTGTGCGTGTATACGCATCGGGTCAGGAGGAGGAGGTCCACTTCTGGCTGTGCCCTCGCTCATCCATTTACAAGACGGGTATGGTGATGGCAAACTCACAGGGCGTGATTGACAGCTCGTATCGCGGTGGCCTCAAGGCGCCTATCTGGGTTGTCGCGCCGATGGTATTCATTGACGCTTTCAAGGAGGCCGGCTTCAAGGGTTCTCGCTACTTCCAGATTGTGGCGCCTGACATGGGGCACATTTCGCAGGTGCGGATTGTTGATATGCTGCCGGTTACGCAGAGGGGCGTGGGCGGCTTCGGGTCTACTGGTAAGTAGACCCCTGCGACTGCCAAGGAGCTCGGGTCTACTGGTAAGTAATAAGTAGACCCCTGCGACTGCAATTAAATATTCATATAGAATATAATGTCATTTGAAGTGGGTGATTTAATTATTCCTAAACAATACGCAAATAAAATGAACTCCTCAAGGGCAAAAGAACGCGCCCTTAAAGTTGTAAAGGTTGATAATATATTTAAAATAGAAGACTTTGAAACTTATATTAATAATATAGTTTATACGGATGAATTACATAAAATGATGAGGAAGAATGATATATCAAATGAGGATATAATTGAATATCTTAATAAAAACTATATTTGTGTTGAGATAAAACCGAGCAATATTCCGTTTTATGTAAGTAAGCATGAATTTACCAAGTTTACAGGGGACGCATCTGGACTCAAGGGAGGATCCCCCAAAAGAAATACGGCAAAGAAAAATAAGACAGCCCGCCGCACTCGCATCAAGAATTCTCCGCAGGTGCGGCTCAATATGGAGGCGCGAGGATTAACACGAAACCAACTATGGCTGGGTCGCGTAGGTTACGGTCTCTACGGCCAGTTTAGAGGCGATCCTTACAAGACCGGTGTAAGCGGTGGAAGACGTCAGACCAGAAAACGGTAAATTTGAGCCTCTTTTTTACTCAAGGACCATCAGAAATGTCCCTAGAAATTGTTCTCGGACCCATGTTTGCTGGAAAATCATCGTATATTCTCTCTTCATTGAGACGATACGAGGCCATTGGATGGCCTGTTCTCAGTATTACATCCGCGCTTGATACTCGCTATGAGTCCGACGCAATTCACAGCCACAATCACGAGAGGCACTCAGCTGTTTCAACCGATACACTATCACCTCTTCTTCTAACCAACGCGTTCGCCGAGGCCCGTCTACTTGTGATTGAAGAGGCCCAGTTCTTCAAGGACCTTTATAAATTTGTTGAGTATGCGGTGGATACATGTGATAAGGACGTTCTTGTGGTGGGCTTAGATGGAGATTCCGAGCGCCGCCCCTTTGGTCGCATCGCAGAGATTATTCCACTTTGTGATAAAATCACAAAGCTGACTGCTATGTGTAAGAGGTGTGGAAACGGGAATCCCGCCATCTTCACGCATAGAAAGGACTCGGCTACATCCGTTATTAAGGTCGGCACCGACACATATGAGGCGCTCTGTCGTAAGCACTACATAGAACTTAACCAAAGACGCTCTTCTTCTTCTGGTTCCACCAAGGATATGATACATAATTCCAGTCCCCCCGAGCAACTGTAGTGCGCTGACCGTCATTACTCCACTGGAGGGGGCGCAGACGTGATACGTCAGATTTGAACTTCATCATGTAGTTGAAATAGATTTCATATTCAGATGCGCCAGATTTCGTCTTCTCCGTAATAGAATCTAAGAAGACTAGCCAAAAATCCTTCTTGTGGAGGTCTTCCACCTTTGTCATAATTTCAATCACGATTTTCTTGTTAAAAATCATGATGTTTGTAATACCCGATGTAACCGGCTTCCATGCTGTAAATGTGGGGTGAAGACGCTTCATGTGCTCAAAATACGGCTGGTGGGGAGGCCCCATCATCTTATCAAAAAGGAACTTGCCATTGTCTATAAAGCGAGTTTTCTTAAAAAATACAGTATCCGCATCAACAAGAAGAACGTTTTCTGTTATATTGCTGATAAGAAGAGGGGCATAGAACTTGATGAGCTGCTGGATATACCAGCCAGCGCGCTCCTCACTCGTCTTCTCGACAACGTCGGCGCGCTTGAACGGAAACGACTCTTCCTTTAGCACAATACAATTGGAGAGGTCCAATGTATTCTTCTCATGTGCAACTACGAAGACATAGCGCACACCCACAACATGCGTTAAGACGGAATTAATAGACCGCTGAATAATATCATTATCCTTGGGGCCAAATGGGATAACCACATCAAATGAGACTGACATTCTAGGGTGTGTACTGTATTGAAAGGGCCGGGTTTGGGCGCGTTAGACCAACGAACATTTTAAAATGTTCGTTGGACGGCGTTCCGCGAACTTTTCTAAACAAGATTCAAGCGCAAAATGCTGACGGCAGACTTCGCTTAGTGCCGGTTTGAAATGTTCGCGGATCTAAAATTGAAGCTGGCGGATTACACAAGGGATCTTAAAAATGCTGCTCTCCACAAAAAATTACAAGACCTTCCGTATTGAGACGGAGGATGGAGAGGTCATCAAGGAATTTTCAGGAGCTCTAGAGGCTGGAAAGGCACTTCCTGGAGATGTGGTGGAACCGACCGAGACGGGATGTCAGCTTGTTAGTCGGGTCCAGCACCCACCTCTCTCGGGGCTTCTTGAATTCAATACGAAGATTCGCTATGGATTCACGTCTCGCGACGTCCCTCTCTACCTGTTCAGGCCCTATAATGAGGCCTATCCTCCCATGCTCGTAAGCTCCAAGGAAATCACTCGTGAAAATCAGATTGCAGTCGTTCTCTTTGAACACTGGGAGGATCAGACATTCCCTCGCGGAGGTCTAGTGCATAGTATGGGTGCGGCAGGTGATAGGGACGTGGAGAAGACAGCCGTGGCCCTACAACACTCGCCTTGGAGCTGGTCAAAGAAGATGATACCTGACACTCTCGTATATCCACCGAAGGAGGGGCGCCACATTCTTGACAAGCCGACAATTAACATTGACCCGCGTGGATGTCACGATATTGATGATGTTGTCTCTCTCTGGGAAGAGGGGGGAGTCTGGACTCTAGCAATCAGTATTGCTGACGTAGCTGCATTTGCTGCTCTGAATCCTGCGCTCCTCTTTGCCGAGAAGATTGGACAGACACTCTACACGTCGGCTGGGAAGGCTTTGCGGCCTATGTTTCCGCCAAAGTTTTCAGAAGATATCTTCTCCCTTCTTCCTGGTGAAGAGCGGTTTGCGCTGAGTCTGTTTGCAAAGTGGGATGGGACCACACTGCATGACATTCAGTGGAAGGAGTGCATTGTGCGGAACTGGGCCTCTTACACTTATGAGAACTGCAGAGAGAGCACAGAAGTAAATATGGGCGTGCTGCACTCAATTGTTAATTCACTCGGTGAAGAGACCAATGATACTCACAAGTGGGTGGAATATCTCATGCTCTTCTATAATTCGGAGGCGGCTGCGGTTCTCAAGAGGGCGGGAGCGGGTCTTCTCCGCATTCACGAAGAACCAGAGAAGGAGCTCTTGGCCCGCCTCGAAAGTCTCCAACTACCCGCAAAGGAGCTTGCCTACCCTGCGGCGGTCTATGCCACGACGGATGCAGTGGGGGGACACTGGGGTTTGCGGAAGGATGCTTACTGTCACGCGTCATCTCCTATTCGCCGCTATGCTGACGTGCTGAATCAGGAGGTGCTCAAGGCAGTCCTTTGTGGTGGACAAGGGGCAGATATCTCTTACAAGCGCTACGCTCTCGCGCTGAATCGCCTGGATAAGTCGGCGAAGGCATATGAGAGGGATTGTCGGTTTGTGGACTGCATCCTAGGCGCGCCTGGTATCCCTGTTCATGGAGTTGTTGTGGATATTCTAAATGGAAAAACAAACATCTATTGCTACGATTGGAAGCGGATGATTCGGTGTAAGACGAGCACCACGCTGGCGGCAAGCGATCATGTTATGATTGGCTTCTATGCGAATATGACGACTGCATCATGGAAGAATAGGATTGTCTATCGGGTGGAGCGGATTTAGATTCGCAGATACAGACTCTCAGGCACAACAATGCCGCGCACCAACTTCGCAGGCAGCCCCTCCAGCTTCGCCAGAAGCTCCACATTTTGCGTGAAGGTCGCGAGGCTGGTGAATTCCTCCAGTAGATTGGAGGCCTTCATGATGACTCGCATGAAATTGCCCTCATAGAGGCCATAGTCGCTGCAGAGAGTGGATACGTCCTCTCCCTGAATCCAGCGCCAAACAGGTTCAATCCAGAAACTATTGAGTGCCCAGAAGCCAGGAGGGCTCTGGACTCCATGCTTTTTTTCAAGAGGCAGGAAGATATCCAAACACTTGTCCAGCTCGAAGAGGCGCGCGACTACGCTGTCAGGAATCTGAAGCTTCTGGATTGGCGGTCCAGACTCCTTGCCTTCATTCAAGAATGCGCAGAGGAAGCAGACAATTTCCTCTCCAGAGAGGGTGGCGCACATACCCCTATCAAACGCATAGCTCATCAGAAGAGGATTGCCCTCGTTTAACTCCGTCGCCATCGTGCCCAGGTTAGTGAGCTTCAGATCGGCAGGGTCATCAAACCGCTCTAGGAATCCGGCCTCCGCAAGAACATGAAGAAGAGGATAGATTGTCTCCTGGTGATTCTCCAGGGCGGTCACCTCAGCGTCCAAGTCCCGCAACTCCTTCTCTACCTTTTTGAGTTCGTTATACTTGGCCCACTGGATGGCGTAGACTGGGCCCATATGCGTATTTTTCCACTGCTCCATGGCCTGTTGCGCCTTCTTCTTTGCAGCATTCACGGACGTCTTGAGCGTGAACTCCAGCTCCTCACGCGTCTGCATATCCTTAAGAATCTCAGGTGTCAGACCGGATGCGGTGAGCTTATCACTGACCCCGTCGCGCCTCTTCCTGGCGCCCTCTAAGGCCAGCTGATGCTGCTGATACCAATAACTCTGCGTCATCAGACCAATCCAGCTCGTATTCTTGCTGTGGAGCGTCTTCAGGATGAAGTCATAGTGGAAGTTCATACGGGACGTGAATGTTGTCTTGCTACCTGTCATCATCCTTTGGAGTTCGGTGACACTGAGGGGCTCGCGCTCAGGAAGATAGAGGACGAGGCCCTCCTTGTCCTTACCACGCCGACCCGCGCGCCCAGCCATCTGGATATACTCATCTGTGTAGAGCGTGCGCATTCCATTTGACGAATCATCATACTTCTCATAGCCCGTGAAGACGACTGTCTTGGTCGGCATATTAATACCCACTGCGAAGGTCTCCGTTGCGAAGAGGACCTTGACAAGGCCTTTGGCGAAGAGAATCTCAATAATCTCCTTGAGAAGCGGCAGAAGACCACTGTGGTGGAACGCAACGCCGCGCATCAGAAGTTCGCTGATTGTGAAGAACTGCTTGGTCGCATTGTAGACTTCGGGATAGTGGTGGAGGTGGAAGTCAATAATATGCTTGACTGAGGCTGCCTCGGATCCTGAGAGAAGAGAGCCTTGGACCTTATTTGCAAGAGTCTCGCATGATTTGCGCGAGAAACTGAAGAAGAGGGCTGGGAGCAGCTCCTGCTCTGCGAGGGTCGCAATACACTCATTCACCTGGTGAATATAAGAGGCGGTGCGCTTCTCACCCTTGACAACTGGGTCGTCATAGCCACCGCGCCGCCGATTCGCCACGTCCTGCTTATGGTCCTTATAATCGTCGTCCTTTTGTTGCCGATGGCGCAGCCAGTCCGTGTAGGTGGTGGCCTTGAAGTTCTCTTTGTGATCCATAATCGTATAGACGTTCTTTCCACGCAAGATTCCGTGGGTAAGAGGAACAATGCGATACAAGGTGGAAATCAGATGAATCGGCTTCTGTTTGAGTTCGCCGAGCCAGGCAGCGAAGCGCTCGGGTCCATCAATCGTCGCGCTGAGAAGGACGAGGTTGACCGTGGGAGGAAGAAGGATCAGCGTTTCCTCCCAGACACGGCCCCTTTCTTGATTATTAATGTAATGGACCTCGTCAAAGACGACCGCGTCAAGACTATCAAGACTGAGGGCGGCTGAGAGGCCGAGATGGGCCGTGCTCGAGTCCTGCTTGAAGAGGAGATTGCGCAGAATCTCTGTTGTCATGATGACAATGGGTGCGTCAGGTTGGAACTTGATGTCGCCTGTCATAATGCCGACCTTTCCAGGCCACATCTGCTTGAGATCGTGGAATTTCTGGTTGGAGAGGGACTTGATAGGCGTGGTGTAGAAGACGCGACGACCCTTGGAGAGGGTATGTGCAATCTGATACTCGCCGACGAGCGTCTTTCCTGAGCCTGTCTTCGCAGTCACCAGGACATTCTCGTGTTTGTAGATGGCGGAAATGGCGTGCTGCTGGAAGGGATCCAGTGGGAAGGTATAGCTGGTCTGGGGCTGGTCAATGCAGGGAGTCCCAGCATCCACGATATGAAGGTATTTTGATGCCATTATATCTTTGATGCTTACTAAGGGAGCTACGCTCGTGTCAAATTTAACGTCGTAACTTGCGGGTTTGGCGGCGACGGCGAGTCTTGCGCCTTCTTCCACCACTAATTGGTAAGTTCAGTGTCCACTCGCTCACTTTTGCTGTTTCATGCTTAAAAAAATATTTTCCATGTCTCATAGGTTCATCTGGGTTGTTTATCTGTTTTAGTATCCAACCTGGTGGAAGATTTGTAATACCCGCTGCTGCCATAACCTTCTTATATCCTGGAGGAGGGTTCTTTGCACGATAGACAGAATCGGGTGCACCTGAGGCGGCAATCGCGGCGGCGCCGGCGGCGGCTCTGACAGCTGCATTATTTCTAGCACGAGCTGCGGCGATAGCGGCGGCATTAGCGGCACGAGCGGTGGCGATAGCGGCGGCATTCGCGGCACGAGCGGCGGCATTTGCGGCATTCGCGGCAGCGGCTGCATTTGCGGCATTAGCTTCATTAGCGACACGAGCGGCTTCGGCGGCATTCGCCGCAGCAGCGGCAGCAATAGCCTCGTCAACATTCGCTTCATTAGCGGCACGAGCCGCAGCAGCGGCCTCGGCGGCAGCAATAACCTCGTCAACATTCACTTCATTAGCAACAGCGGCATTAGCGGCAGCAGCGGCATTAGCGGCACGAGCGGCATTAGCGGCACGAGCGGCACCAGCGGCATTAGCGGCAGCGGCATTAGCGGCAGCGGCATTAGCGGCAGCGGCATTAGCGGCAGCAGCATTAGCGGCAGCGGCATTAGCGGCACCAGCGGCAGCACGACGAGCGCGAGACGCAATAACAGTCTCTATTACCCTAACCTCATAGTTCTCAACGTCTCTCTTAATAATAGTCATTTCAGATGGCTCTCCCCACACTCTATCAGTCAGTTCATGAATATCTCTAGTAAGTTCATCAATCCTATTTGCACCCTCTGGCATAGCTGTCCCATCCATTATAGCACGGGCGCATCTGATGATAAGAAGCTTTCTCTCATATTGGTTCTGCACGATAGTGTTCTTATTTCTATTACCAAGACTTGCACCAGGTGGTTTTACACCCATTTTATCATAAAGTGAATTTGTTATTCGAGCTTTATCAAATGGAACAAGTTCTGGAGAGTATACTTTAATAATATTGGTTAAGATAAAGTATATATTTAAAAAAGAACTCTGTTGACTTAGTTCACCATATCGTGGATCTACTGTAACATATATTGACACACATCTTCCAGTATAGCTATCAATTTCTGTATTAACTACTGTATAACGAACTCCATCTATAGCTATAACATCATTTACACTATAAGGGCAGTCTGATACATTTCGTTGGTCTAAATAAGCAAGAGGATTAATACAAACACGCTCAGCCGGCTTTTTAACATTGATAAATGCAATATATAATGGATTATCCCTTTTAAATTCATCTAATGTCATCAACACTCCTGGTTGACGTTTTAAAATTCCAGGAGCATGTGCCCCGTTATTTGAATCTATAAATCTATATCTATCGCCTTCTTTACGAAGAGCCACCCAGTGCGCACCTTGTTGTTTATTCACTATAAATCCATATGAATCATCTCTTGAATAGACACTATCTCTTATAATATTTTGGCTTGCTTTAAATCCCAGAACATTTAATCCCGCTGCTAAAACAGTTACATCATAAAATTCGCTAGATGGACACTCTGTTTCTCCAACACCTCTGCTTCTAAGAATAACCCCCATTGTTCTACACAAACCTTGTAATGAAATTGGCAATACATCAGGATTATAGTCACCCTCTTTTTGAAAATATCTGCCACCAAGTAAATTATTTAGAGCATGGCGACCACATCCTAAACTTTCTTGTGATTCGTAAAATCTAGTATTTATAACATGTGGGTGTACTATCGCACCACATAGATTTATAACAGGACCTTGCGCAGCAATGAATGCTGCACCTTCATTTGCTCCTGCTGCCGCCGACATTCTACATTAAGGGTAAGACTTTATAAAAAAGGACAGCTCTCACTCTCCCAGACCACATGTACATGCGCCCAGTTATCCTCTGCAAGCATGCGTTGGAGCCCCTCCAAGCGGCGTGTAAGAGGGTCGCCGCCGCTTTTTGGCGATACATGCTTCCAATGCCACTCAAACTGGAGACATTCTACCTGCCCCGTGAACCCTTCCACATGGCACGCACGCCGCCATGTGGCGGCCCCTCTATTTGTAGAAACAGCAGTTGTTCGCTTAGCTCCTCCGGACAGTTCCCCATTATGCTGACGCAAGCGTCGATCCAGATTCACAGTCGCCCCGATATATGTTTTGTAGGGTGCCGCGCAAGTAACAAGCAAATAAGAGGCCCACATAGTTCTTTTCTCTGACGCTCTTTTAGATGGAGCCCGCAGCCAAAGCACTTCCAAATATTTCGGAGTTCAAAGATCTTACACACATTCCGTATTTCCTCGCAGGCATTCTGCTCATTGACGTTATTGCACTCTTTCTGACGCGCTATTTTCCCAAGAACGTAGGCGGGGAAAGTTTGAATGACTGGTATGACAATTTCGGTCTGGAGGGCGTGATCGCCGACGTATTTGTCATTCTGCTTGTCTTCTTAATTGCCCAGTATATCTACAGTGCTTATATTGGACCCTCCTACGGCTGGAATCCTCTTCTCTTCGTGGCTCTGCTTGTCGGTGTTCAGGTAGTCCACGATGTCGCCTTTTACCAGGGCGTGATAAAGCAGGTGCCTCTTGGCATGAATAGCATGATAGACACCTATAAGAAGTATGCGGCTGAGAATGGTGGTTTTGTTATATTGGGTGACGCGGGTCTCATGATTGGCTCAGCTGGAGCGATTTTCGCGTTGGAGACTGCCCCTCCGTTCGTGGCTGCGGCGGTCGCATGCTTGACTGTTTACACACTGCCTTACATTTTGAATACGAAGATGCAGGGTGGCTACCGCTATGTGCCTGCCGCACCGACAAAGGCGGCGCCCAAGGAAGATGTGCAAGAGAAGAAGGCTGTTACGCAGACTCGGCCGAAGGAGAAGATACACTGGGAGATGCTGAAGCCGCAAGTGCAGTCGTCTGGGCCCGATCAGATGGAGAAGAAGGTGCCTTGGATGGGGAACCAGGAAGTGGGAAGCATGGACTCCAAGCAGATGTTCAGCCCTTTCTCGCTACTTTAAACACTGCAAATATATACTATAAATGTGGTCAACTACAGAATCTGTAATTGCGCATGTTGAGAGGGCTCTTGCGAGCGTGGATGAACTAAAAAGCAAGCTGCCTGCATCCGTCTTCAAGATTGAAGGTATGACAGGCATCAAGACACGGGCCTTTTATAATGCACTCTGTGATGTTCCAGAGGAGACGAACTATTTTGAAATTGGCGCGTGGGGCGGTTCATCCACGGCAAGTGCTCTCTGTGGAAATATGAAGATAACCCCCTATATTGTAGACAATTGGTCGGAGTTTGCCGGCTCCTATGAGGTTTTTCACAAGAATGTGTCCGAGCATTTTGATTTTTCTAGAGTGAATCTCTTTCAGGTTGATTATAAGACAATGGATTTATCTACAATTCCGCCTATACAAATCTATCTTTATGACGGACCTCATGAGCGGTCAGATCATGTTCTGGCCTTTTTAAAATATTGTAGAATTTTGGCGCCTATTTCAATTGTCTTGGTTGATGACTGGAACTGGGAGTGTGTGCAAGAGGGGACTCGCGAGGCATTGGCCGAGATTCCGTTCGATGTTGTGTATGAGAAGTGTATTTACACCGACTATGAGAAGGAACGCGCCACCGACTACTGGAACGGTATTGGCATTTTTGTGCTGCGGCGGCAGTTTTAACGTTTACCCTAAACAGCATGAGTGAGATTGAGCCAAGGAGAGGAACGAGCGCATTTTTTACATTTGGTCGTTTTCAACCGCCTACCACCGGTCACCAGATCCTGATTGAATCCGTTGCGGCGGCTGCCGACGCCGCTGGAGCCGATGCGTATATCTTCGTAACAAGCTCAACGAACAATTTAGAAGCGAAGGCCGTGAAAAATATGATGAAGAGTGGCGAGTTCAAGTCTCTCAAAGAGAATGAGAATCCTCTGACGGTTGATACGAAAGTTTTCTATCTTAAGAAGATGTATCCCGCTCTCGCAGAAGATGTGACTTTCATTAATACAACAGAGTATGAGTGTAAACAACTATTCCAGGTTCTTGAGCGCCTGCGTAGCGCCGGCTACGAGTCTATTACGATGATGGCCGGTGGTGATCGTGTTCCTACTTTTGCGAAGATGTTTGAGAAGGCCGAGATTGATGTGGGTGTCATATCGGCCGGTGAGCGGGGCACGATGTCTGGGACCAAAATGCGCATGGCGGCAGTACGGGGCGATTTTGATACATTCAGGGATGGCGTGATGATTGGCGAGATGACGGAGGCTGATGCTAGGGATTTGATGGGTTTGGTGCGCGTTGGTTTAGGATTCCCTGCTGCTTTTGAAGGGGGCAGACGTAAGATGCGTATTCGGGCTGCAACGCGGCGGCGGTATCGTCTGCGGGAGAATGAGCGATTTTAGTGATTACGAACAAAGTTAATCTTCTGTACGAGCTGTCTTAATTCCTCTTCAGTTTCTTCAAAAGACTTTGTAAGTACCTTTTCGAAGAGGGTTTTTGTATATGTATCAAAGGCATCTCGGGTCCAATTTGTTGTTTCAAGTGTTTTCTGAATAAATGGTGAATAAGTACCAGAACGAACTGCTTTATAGATTGTTTTTGCTCGCCACTGTTTATTTTCTTTTTGTTCTGTTACTACCTCTGTTTTTGCTCCACCCATTTTAAATCCATGCCGTGGAATTTGAGACCATTCTGGCGGATACTTACATTGTGAAATTTGAGTCATTTTTTGAAGAAACTCTTCTTTTGTAAAGAATGCTTTCATCATATTACAACTCGAGCAACATGGCATAATATTATCATATGTATATTCTCGCTTAGTATTATCTCTGCGGTCTAGTCCGTTTCCTACAGTACATTTATAACCACAAAGATAACAAGGTCTATATATAATATCATCATACTGTTCTTTTGTTAGATTGAAAGGTATTCCCCGCTTTTCTTCTGTTTGGCGTTTTAGATATCCATAAGGAACTGGAGATCTGTGAATATATTCGCTCCAAACTTTGTAAAACTCATCTATGTCAGACTTTTCTGTAATAAGTTTGGCTTTTTCAATAAAGAACACAGGATGGAAGATATGTTTCATACGATTACATACTTTACAAGCCGATACACAATTTTCGTTCGAATATCCCTTAGCATTATCAATACGGTCAATACCATTAATTTCATTTTCATCTAAATATTTGCAGTAAAAGCACTCCTTTTGTATAAGATTTAAAAAGTCATCTTTTGTAAGAGTATTTTCCTTTTCACGACGTTCAACCGATTTCTTCTTAAAAGATTCCCAGTGTATATCGAGATTCCGTTTGGCTTCGGCCTGATAATTGCGCACACGACCTTTGCGTTTTTCATCAGACTTCTTCTGAATTTCACGACACGAAGGACATAGTTTGCTCGGTTTTCCATGAGCTGTAGTATAGCTTTCATAAGACTTTGAGCAATGAGAGCATTGTAAATATGGGGTAGACATTCTACCTGTTATTCACAATTAATTGATTAGACTTCCTCCCAGCCGGAGAATCTTAAAATCAATTTTAACAACCAAACACTTTGTGTGTTTAGTTGGAGTAGGCGAGCATGCCTTCCGTTTGTGTGCTTTTACACTCAAACCCTACCAGCTCTCCTTCACACCTCAATAACAAAAGATGTAAATTCCTCTGGTAGACCACATTTCTGTGTGGACGGACTCTATCTTATGCTAAGCCACCTGCGTGACAAAGCCCACTGACATTGAGTCTCTGAACTGCATCCATAGTCTTACGACCTTAGGACTTGGCTGCGGATCATCCCTATTCATAACCTTCTAACCATACCCACGAGTTTCCCCTTGGTGCTACTGGGTAGGTCTTTCGACCCCAGAGCGGTAGTTATGACTTCACAGGAGTTTCCCGCAATTTGACAGTGTTGCCCCATCTTATATCTCACCACATAAGATGTGTTATTGGACTAGCATTTCCTTTTAAGAAACACTCTTAGCAGCCAAAGATTATAGCTTTAATTACTATAACTTAAACCACCCATTCCACTCATCACGCGAAGAACGTTGTAGTTCGTCGCGTAGATGTAGACAGTCGAGGACGTCGTGGTGCCAACCGAGTTGTTGGACACCGTGAGGAGCAGCGTGGTGTTATCAATGCGCGATAAGTTGCACGTGCCGCTGGGCTGGTGCTGCTCGGGCTGGAGGGCGAACGAGTAGACGTTGATGCCGACCGCCGGCACGTTGGTGTGGTGCTGGAACGGCTGGACCTCGTTGAAGTAGCGTCCCTCGCGAACCTGGAAGCGGTCGTGGCCGTTGAGCTGGAGCAGGGCCGTGATGCACGGGTTCTTGCCCGCCATGCCCTCAAAGCGCGTGACGGAGTAGCCAGACTCCAGCACGGACCGGTCCCACCAGTCGCTGAAGTTGAACGGCTGCTGGCCCTTCCACGGGTTGATGATGCTGTCGTCGCAGCTGACATACGAGTCGCGCTGGACAACCCACACGAGCTCCTTGCACGGGTGGTTGAAGTTCAGCTTGAGCTTGTTGGAGGAGCTCGTGATGGACTCGCCGCCCGTGAACTGGAGGGTCTCGATGAGGTACTCGTGGGAGACCTGGGCGAACTTGCGGCGCTCGTCCGTGTCGAGGTAGATGTAGTCCACGTAGAGCGAGGCGGCCGTCAGGTTGGCGGCGTTGACGCGGTCGCGGATCGTGTGGAGGTTGCTCGTGATCTGCGGGGTGACCTCGTAGCACAGGTTGCGGAGGTCGTTGAACTCCAGGTTGATGCGCACCTCGTGGTACTGGAGCGCGATGAGCGGGAGCGCCAGGCCAGGGTTGCGGCAGAACCAGAACTGCAGCGGGATGTAGAGCGTGTACTCAGGCGCGCAGTTGAGGACCTCAGGGGACGAGTTCGGCTCGCCGCCCGCGCAGTCATTGTCGCACGGCTCACCGCCCTGGACGAGGAGGTTCGTCAGCTGCGGCACGTTGCCAACCATCTTGGCATAGCCGCCCTGCTTGCCCGGCTCCTGCGTGAGCTCATTCCAGATGTGCAGCCACTGTCCGTAGTGCTTGTCGATGCGCTGGCCGCCGATCTCGAGCTCGACGCTCTTGACGAGGTTGTGACCAACCCAGTTGAGCCAGCGGAACTGGGCGCCAGAGCCGTCCGACGTCTGGAGGGAGACAGACGGGAGCGTGGCCTGGAGGTAGATGCGGTGGATCAGGTCACCGTTGCGCTGGATCGTGCACGTCACACGCTTGCCGAAGCCAGGCGAGCCGTTGAACGGGTTCTCGATGGACTCCATGGCGAAGTTGGTGTGGCGGCGGTAGACGACCTTAAAGAAGGTAATCTGGGGGTTGCCCGTGAGGTAAACGTCCTGGGCACCGTAAGCGACGAGCTGCATCAAGCCACCTCCAGTCATTTGATTCTATAACCCTTAGAAAGAAAAAATTCCAGCAAAGTGCCGGAATGGCGGAAAAAGGAAACTTTTCACGGCCAGCTGCGTTCCGACTTTCAAGCCGTGGTCGGTCTAAACGGAACAGCGCAAAACCTATAAGATTCATAGACAATGTCAACAGGTGATGCGTTTTTTAAGATACGTCCCACGAAGCGGAGTAATCCAGAGGCGAGAACGACCCTGGATACCGTCCACCAAGTCCAGCTCGGTGCTATGATTGACCGTGAGAAGCAGGTTGGCGAGCTGGAAGAGAATCTTAACACGCTGGAAACCAGTCTCTCGGCAGTGACCGATGACGTCCAGTATGAAGTCGTAGAGCAGCAAATCAAGGTCCTCCAGAAGGAGATTCAGAAGCGGCGCGGCGGCAACGAGGTCTATGACTATTTTCTGAACGCCGGTGAACTTTTGTATCAGTATTACGATGTCCAAGAGAGAATTAATAATGGTGCGGAGGGTGTTCTCAAGAGTTCAACCTACCGAGTAAAACCGGGCGACATTCTGAGTTCTCTTCAGTCGGCCGGCGACCCTGTTCTTCCTAACCAGCCAGTTGGAGAGCGCCTCCGCCGCGATAAAATCCTGGAGACCTATCTCCAGAAGGTGGATCCTGAACACGCGCGCGGCGGCTCGGAGGTGCTCAATGACCCCTATGGAGAATGTGAGGATTGCCAGACCGAGATGATCTTCAGCCAGAATGAGGCGTTGTTTACCTGCCCCAAATGCGGATATCAGGAGTTCGTCCTGATTGACTCAGACAAGCCGAGCTACAAGGACCCGCCGCGCGAAGTCTCCTATTATGCATACAAGCGCATCAACCATTTCAACGAGTGGCTTGCGCAATTCCAGGCAAAGGAGAGCACTGAGATTCCTTCCACAGTCTATGACGAAATTGTGGAAGAGCTCAAGAAGGAGCGTATATCAGATTATAGCAGTCTGAAGCCTAGCAAGATTAAGGAAATCCTGCGGAAGCTGCATTACAATAAGTATTATGAGCACGTGCCACATATCCTGAACCGGCTCAATGGAGAAAATGCACCCGTCATGTCGCGTGAAATCGAAGAGAAGTTGCGCTTCATGTTCAAGGAGATTCAGCCGTCTTTCCAGGCCCATTGCCCCAAGGGTCGCAGCAACTTCCTCTCGTATTCCTATGTTCTCTATAAATTCTGCGAGCTTTTAGAGCTGGATGAGTATTTACCCTGCTTTCCTTTACTGAAAAATAGGGACAAACTGTATGTCCAGGATAAGATTTGGAAGCTGATTTGCCAGGATTTGGCGTGGCAGTATATTCGGTCAATCTAAATTGATGCATTTGCGCCCTTTATAATGTTGGGTGAAACCGTATTAGGATTCAGAGGTTGCGTATCTTCTGTAGCCTCGGGCTCAACAAGAGGAATTCCATCAAGCGCCGCCTCAATCCTCTTCATGGCTTCCTTGATACGCATCATCTGCCTCTCACAGTCCTCATACTTTCCACAGTAGAGAATCTGCGTCTTCTGAGTGTGATAATAAAGACAGAGGCGCGGTGATCCAAAACACGTAGTTGTCATACTTACATTTGCGAGACTGGGAACATGAATCACAGTCTCGGAAATCCGAAGGAAACGGGACATTTATCTATGCGTTTGGATGAAAAAAAACCAACTTCAAATTTAAACCTTCTTTGGCAGAGACTTCTTGACCATCGCGCGCACGTCGTCCGAAATAGACGCGACAACAGAGGCTGCAATACCCCTCTCAAGGTTTTGGAAACCCTCAACAGGTGTAATCTTGTTCGCAGTCAGCTCGGCGCGAACAAGAGCCTTGATATCATTTGCAAGACGCCCCTTCACGATGTCAACAACCTTGTCTTCATTTGCGCAAGTGGAAGCACCTGAGGCGGTCATCACTGGCATGTCAGTGTTTAGCTGACCCGTCTTGAAATTCGGGTCGGCCGCATTGAACTTGGGCTGGGTAGAGGCTGTGCACTTATCAGCATTAACCGCATAGTTTTTATCTGAGCATGCCTTTCCAAGAGGTAGACCGAAGCGGTCGGACATTACGCATTTACCAATGTCAGTGCACCAACCACACTTGTTGTTATCTACACACGTGCCGCATGCGGTAAGCTCGGCACAGGAGAGGCACTTCCCTGTCTTCTTATCCCAGTTGCAGTCTGCCGTATTGTCACAGGCCTTATCAACCTTGATAGCCGTGCATACGTTCGTATCCTGAAAACCCTCTAGGCGCAGACCGCCATTTATGGCGATGAGGCAAGCAAAGAGGAGGAGAGCTATTCCTAGAAGAATCGGGCCAACCATTCTATTAAGAATGTATGATTCTTATTAGAATTATCTCCGTTTATTGAGCTTGCGCGTCTTTCTTTGTTTTTTCTTTCCTCCTTCTACTATTTTTGTAAATACAATGAATGAACCGAGCTTATATTTTAATGGCCATGTACCCTTCTTTATTGCGTCAGTCTTCCTTGTCAATCTTCCATTATTATTCCAAACCCAAATATCATTATCTTTTATAACATCCTCTCGTTCTTGGTATGCAACAATAGGAAATGATATTTGAGCATCATTCTCTTTAAAAAAAGAAATTTCCCATTTTCCTATACCGTGTATACTATTAATTAGGTCTTGAACTTTCAAAATTGTCTTTCCGCTTTTACCGGAAGCTCTTGGAAAAATTACCTTTCCCCCATTCTCAAGAACCCGATAGGAACCTGATAAAATGTGGAGAAGTGTATCAAGGCTATATGACCATTCCTCATCCTCTGAATTCTTGTTGAACTCAATAACTCGATATACAGGACAGAAAGCCGCATACACATAAAGTTTAGAATTGGATTCTATCTTATCCCATGTGCTCTCTTTGCACTCAGGATCTACATATTGAACCTCGGATCCCAGAGGGTGAGTCATATCACCATTGATGATATGATATAATTGTTTATGTTTTTTACAGTGACATACGACTACTAGGTCACGATCGTCCATCTATTTACCGTTGGTGATTTAATAGAGGCCAGAACCTGTCATTCTTATAAGATCTCGATTGACAACTTGGGGGTAGATATATTTGAAATAATATGCATCTTCTTCTGTCGGAACATGACTTGTTCGTAACTGGACCATCGTTCCAGGTGAGGTTGCGCCGAAGAATCCTTCTGTGGTCCGGGTAAGCACAAGCGCAATAAATAAGAGGATGAGCGCAACTATGATTATCTTCATCTGGATTTTATAGATATATTATTACATATCTATAAAAAACACATTGAGAATTTATATGTTAGTGGACTAAATTAAGAAATAATATACCGCACCGCACCGCTTACGCCTACATCTACGCACGCACTGATGCGCCTAAGCACGCATCGGGAATCCAACGAGGTTGGCGCCGATACCGAAGCCAGCGCCCTGGCGAGCCGTAACACCGATGGACGGGCTGACCACATCGAGGATGGCGAAGACCGCCGCGGCGACAACCGCGAGCGTCAGGATCTCCTCCACCGGCAGGGACTTCTTCGGGACGAAGATGGCGGCGATGGCCACGAACAGACCCTCGATTAAGTACTTAATGGCACGGTTAACAATCTCCGTAGTGAAGTCCATTTAACTCTATATTATTGAAAAAGATTTTTTGTCCGCGATTGGCTTAGGTCCGCGATTGGCTAGGATGCATCGCTTAGCTCCGCGTCACCGGTCTAAATAGAAACTAACTAGACGTATGTAGATGTCAAACACCCAGCGTGAGGATTTTCTGGATGAGGACGTGGAGATTCCGGGGCAGAAGGTTGTTCTCCTCAGCTTTCTGAGCCCGGAGAAGGTGTTGGCGAAGAAGGACCTATTCTTCTTTGACACCTTCCTCCAGCAGTATGAGTTTAAGTTGAGGGTGCGCGGCCTCGAGGGCTACCTCGCCACCACGATTCGCAGCATCAACAACAAGCTGGATGCGCAGGCGGTGGAGTTTGATAAGCAGGACCTCAGCGGCTGCGCTGACCTCTGTCGTAACAGCCGGGTTCGGGTTGACACGGTCATGGACGGCCTCCAGACATTCATCAAGGAGAATGAGAAGGACATGAAGGACTCCAAGCTCAAGGAGGCATATGATGATTTTGTCTATGCCAACAAGACAAAGCTGGAGCAGCAGTTCTCGGAGAAGAATGAGTTCCGCACAAATGTTCGGGGACTGAAGGTTCGTGGCGTCTATGCTAGCAAGACAGAGGCGGAGGCCCGCTCCAAGAAGCTCCAGCGCAACGACCAGATCCACAACATCTTCCTCGGAGAGATTGGCAAGTGGTTGCCGTGGGATCCGGAGCCGACGGATGTCGGTGAGCAGGAGTATGCGGAGGAGCAGCTCAATACGCTCATGAAGAAGTATAAGGATAACGAGGAGGCCCGCGAGATGTTCATGCGCGAGAACCGCAATAAGATGCGCAGTGGACCGTCGACCACGGTGACCCGTGATGCCGATGCCGACACTGGATCTAGTAATGCTGCTTCCTCTTCTTCTGCCTCTTTTAATGCGATGTTCGATGGCCCCGCCGACCTGGCCATGCAGCGCAAGATGGAGACACAGAATAAGCAGTAAATAACGTTGATTTATAATCAAACATATTTATCTATTTGGGGAGGAGTCCCGCATTTGCGGACTTCATGATCAGAATCCCGCATTTGCGGACTTGACGAGCGCCGCATTTGCGGACTTCATGCTTTTGTTAACAAAATATGAAATACCTAACCATATAGCTATGATGATTAATGCCGGAATCAATAAATATTTAAGAAATATGTCAACAAGAAAAGTTTGAAAAGGCGAGAAGCCTTCAACAGCGTGACTATCATAGTTGTTCGCAAAACCATTCGTATTTGATACAGAACCCGCAACTAGCACCAGAACAATAACGACTGAAAGAAATACGTAGACGAGATTTTTCTTAGTCAGATGAAACATTATATTATGTCTTTATATTATAAATAATGTTGATTCATAATCAAACATATTTACCGTAAAACTCTAATGTCCAACGACGTTACACGCGAATATTGCCATTTACGCGAACAGGCGGTGCGGACTGGTATACACGAGTCACTAATTGACCCCCCAGAGCCAGCACCCCCCAGATAGCGAGTATTGCCGCACATACTCCCAGAAATATCATTATCTGTCTCGGGCTAAAAGCCGAGCCAGCAGCAGCTGTGTTGCTGACGAATGACTCAATGCCCTTGTTATAGTAGTTATTCGTGTAACCAGGGTTGATCGGGCGGCACACGCCTTCCTGGCAGAACTCGCCCTCATTGCACTTCACGCCGTAGCAAGACATGTTCGTGAATCCGTCGTAGAGGGCGGCGGGGAAAACCGCGCGAACTACAGCGATCAAGGCGAGAACAATGAGAAACGAGACAAATACTCCAAGCAGAGTCTTGTTATTCAGACGGGCCATTCTACAGGTGAGACTAGAAATTAAGGGAGCTCGGAGAACTCCCTTAATTTCTAGTTCCGTCACCATATTAGTCGTAGGACATTAATTCTAAGGAAGCAGTGGCTTCCTTAGAATTAAGTCACGACGTTATCAGACTCTACATTTTCACGAGGCGGCTCCTCCTCCTCCTTGGGAAAGCAAATACCCTTCTCACCAGTCTCGTCCGCGTGGCAATTCGCATCCTTTCCACATGCATTTTCTAACTGCGGGTCGCACGGCTCTCCCATATCGGAAAAGGGGCTCTTTTTACCCGTATACCAGCGATACGCAAAATACAGGGCCACCACAAGAAGAACAGCGCCAAGTCCAGCAAATACATTGAGATTCATCCACGACGGCGCAAAGTTCTTAAGAAAATCCATACTATCTTAGGCCACCAGAATATACGATGTTTTTAACCGCTTCAGAGTTACACAACCGGGAGACCCGTATCCACAGGAAGACGCCTGGGGTTAACCGACTTACAATATCCGTTCACACACTGAAGAGGGAAGTCGCAGGGCGCCATATCAACACCGCACTGGGCATTGGCAGACCCCTCAAAAGGCTCAATATATTGAGAAATGCGTATATATCTGTCGGCAATAAGAAGCGCAATGGCGAGGGCAGCTATGAATAATAAGCAAGAAATAGCACCGGACTTGTCCATCTATTATATCTTCTTAACTTGAATCGCCGGCCCTTTCAGACGTGTGGCAGAACGGGGGTCATATTCATTCCCCTCCTTCTCCTTCATATGTGCTGCCGAATGTGCCCAGAACTCAGGGGCCCCAATGCGGAAATCGCCGTGCATCTCCGCCTTATACCAGAAGATAATGTCCTCCAACTTATTGCTCTGTGTCGTATTATCCAAGACGAGGCACTCGTAGTTTGTTGTGCACTGGTCCATGATCTGGCAGAAGAACTCAAACGACGGAAAGGCAGAGCCATAGTTGTCAAAGATGCGCTTGCGGTTGCTCAGATAGGGTTCGCGCAGAATGAACACGTAGTCCACGTTGGTTCTCAGAGCCGGCTGGATACCCAGCGGATACTGCATGGTAATTAAGAAGAAGACCTTGAGCCAGCGACCGTTCATGAAGAGGTAGCGGATGTTCTTGTCGTGAGTCCAGCTGTCATCATACATACAGTCGTCCAGAATCATAAGGGAGCGGGGGTCGTAGCGCGACTTCATCTGGCCCGCTGCCTGTTCCGCCATAATCTTCGCCATAATCATCTTCTGCCGCTTGACGAAGTTGGCGAGAATGAGGGGGCTATACTCGCCGTGAATGAAGAGCGGGGGGATCATCTTGGAGTAGAACGAGTTGGACTCCTCCGTTCCCGAGATGACTGTTCCAAGAGGCATGTCTTGGTGGTGAAAAAGGAGGTCACGCACAAGCGTGGATTTTCCAGTGCGCCGTCGGCCGATAAAAACACATACGGCGTCCTGTTGGATTTTGCGCATATCAAACTTACGTAGACTCACGTCCATAGGCGAACTCATTGCTTCTATGTATCCTCTAAAAAATATGCGCTTTTACACGACGCATGTATTCTTGATGAGGAAAAGATGGAAAAACTCCGGGGGATGAACCTTCCAATGCCCAGATTTCTTCAAGAGGATATTCCTGAGGGCGTCAAAGGTATTTACGGCTACAGAAACCTGCAGACCTTCTTCCCCACACTGTCCAAAGTGTTCCGTGTGAACAAATACCAGGCGGCCAAGGTTGCTTATGACCTCCCCTCTGCCCTTGCGGCCGTTGATTGCTCAGGTGGCCAGGGGTTTTGCGCGGTAACCCTTAAGAAGAAGGATGGAACTCAGACGAGCGAGCGTGTCTTCCTGAAGGTGACCCACCTACTTGACCCGGTCCGCTGGATGCAGGGGCGCTATTCCCTTCCACAGGAGGCCGGCCTTCCTGGACACTCGAAGACGTGGACGTCGGCCTGGCACAAGCTACAGGATCCCTGGAATCAGGCATATGTTGAGGCGCTGGCCACCTATGCTCTGAGCGGCCTTCGCACATCAGGCACCTCTCCTCATTTTAATAACTTTTATGGAGCATATTGTGCACGCGCCGATACGTATCGTTACAATATCAACGATGATTACGAGAGTTTTAGAAATGCACGGTGGTTCTGGAATGGAAAGGATCGTGGCCTCTATACGCTGAGCGTTTTGAATGGTTTGGCGCCGGACATGCCAGCGCCTGAGAGCGTGCTCGCCGATATTCTCACCAAGCCTGAATTGTCCGATACAGAGAGCGAGGAGGTATTGGAGTCAATAGATATGAATGCCGATGTGGATGAGGATGCCAGCTTGGAATCTGCATCCATGGATAGCAAGAGTTTTGAGGAGGATGAGGATGAGGATGAGGATGAGGATGACGATAAAGATGAATCTTCCGACTCTGAGCAGTTTATTGTATATGCCAACATCTCTGACTTTCCAGTCATGTTAATCTTCACCGAATCAAATGAAAACACGATGGATTCCCTCTTGGATGCGAAGAAGCACACGATTAGTCCTGGAACGGCGGAGTGGGAGACCATGTGGTCTGCGTGGATTTTCCAGGTGATTGCTGCGCTGTGCGCCATGCAGAAGGTGTTCGGTATGACGCACAATGATCTGCACACGAATAATATTGTGTGGAGTCCCACGGATCAACCGTTCCTCTTCTACAAGACGTCAGATGGGTCAGTCTGGAAAGTGCCTACGTATGGAAAAATCTTCCGCCTGATTGATTTCGGGCGGAGCATTTTCTCCGTGAATAAGCACGTGATTGTGAGCGACGATTTCCGCCCTGGTAACGACGCAGATGGCCAGTATTCCTTCAAGCCGCTCTCGCCAAATTCGCATGAAGTTGTTGAGCCGAATCCTTCGTTTGATTTATCTCGCCTGGCGGTGAGTGTATTCGAATCTCTTTTTCCAGAGAAGCCGGCGGAGTCCGATAGCCAGACAATTCTGAGTGAAGAGGATGGGTTGGTTGTGCGCGAGACGGTTTCGCCTCTTTATAACTGTCTCTGGTCATGGATGGTAGATGACGATGACAAGAATATTTTGCAGGAGCCTGATGGTTCAGAGCGGTTTCCCGACTTTGACTTATACAAGCACATTGCGGCGAAAGTTCACAGCGCAGAGCCTGTTGCGCAGATAAATAAGATGCCTTTTTCTCAGTTTAAGACACTAGAGGGGTGTGTAGGTGAGAAGGTGTATTCACTCTTTATCTAAAGAAGAGTTTCGTATTAGTATAGATGTCATATACAGAGTTAGCGGTTGATATTGGATTAGCAGTCGCTACAGCTGGTGGTATTTTAGTGTGTTGTATTTGTGGATTTGTTGGTATTGCATGCACAGTTCAGAGGAATAGGGTGAGACCTCGTGAGGATAGCACTGAGGGGCTTGTTTAGAATCCTGGAACCCCCACCTGAATCTCCATATCATTCGTTGCAGCGGTGGCGACTGTCTCGGCGGCACCGCCCACCATCGTCGCTACACTTGAGAGGGACGGGAGAAAGGATGCGATTTGCTGGATGGAGTCGGGAAGAAGCTGGATGAGCATAAGGACGAGCACAGAACCGATTATAAAGTCACGCATTATTGATTTTATAGTGGGTTTCTTATTCTCCATATAAAAGGTGCTGGCGGCACCGACGCCTGCGATTGTTACGCCTCCGATTGCGATACCCGCGGCAAGCATAGTGGAGGACATGTTCTGAGGCTCTTAAGGAAAAAAACAGGAGGTTCTTTCCCGCTTAGTTTAGTTCTTCATAGTCGCCATCCAGCCCAGTCGGCGGCGCATCTACAAACTGGAGAGTGTCCTCATCATAATTATTCTCAATTGTATTGATCTCGCTCATTATATTTTGCTCGGGATCACTGTGATGAAATACACTGTCTATATTTGTGAAACGGACACTGGGTTCGGTGTCGACCACAATCATCTGAACCGGGGCAGGAGCTGGTGCAGGGACCTCTACAGGAGCAGGAGCAGGTGCGGGGACCTCTACAGTTGCAGGCACCTCTTCAGGAGCTGGTGCAGGGATCTCTACAGGAGCCACCACAGGAGCCACCACAGGAGCCACCACAGGTTCAGGAAGAGGAGCAGGAGCAGGAGCAGGAACAGGAGCAGGAGCAGGAGCAGGAGCAACAGTATTCGCGCTGAGATCTGTCACGGGAACGGGAACGGGTGCCGGAGCTACAGGAATAACGGGCTCACTCTCCTCTTCCTCCTCCCCATCATCATGGAGATACTCCCGTAGAATGCTCTTTACAGGAAGCATTGTGCGAATAGACTGAAGAATACCCTCGCCCAATAATCCCTCGACTAAATTGAGATTCTTCTGGCGCTCAACAGGTGTGCCCGTAGGGGTAAATAAATAGACGTTTGACCAGATAAGACGGGCACAATCCCCAAGAGTTCGGTGAAGAAAATGGTCCAGCTTAGGAATAGAAATCTGCAACTTCTTGTTCTTTGTGGTGAGACGAATTGCCGAAAGCACCTTTGTGTGTGCAATAAACACGGCAGTCAGGAGCTCCTCCAGATAATCACACTTCGCAAGGGTCTGGATGGTGGTTGTCTCTCTGCGCACCTTATCCACATTCCAGTCGGGCACATCCTTGAGAAGATTCTGGAAGTTCCAAAGAAGCTTCTTAGCATCCGTATCCTTCTCCTTTGCCTCATCCACCATCTGAAGAAAGTAGCCCAGCAGGGCAGGAACTAGAAACTGGCAAAGCTGACGAGTATACTCGCCCTTCGCCTCGGCATACACGCCCACATTTTCACCAGTTGATTCCATCTCTTTTTTGAGATGGGTTCGTTTGAAGAGGAATTTCACGCATTCTGAATAAAGAAGCTCGCGAGCTTCCTTAATTTTTAGTCACGACGGTAACGGAATGTCTACGTTTTCTCGTCTTCCGAATATCATCATAAAAAACAGTTCCAACAGGTAAAAGTCCCTCTTTTGAGAAGTCTTTGCTATATTTCTTGAGCGCCTGAGCTATGGAAAGTGTTCGCTTAGGGATACGAACAATGTATCGTCCATCTTCCCGCTTGGCAATAACCCATCTCCATACATATTGTGTTGTATTTGGCAACTTTACATATAAAAACTTACCAACATGTCGGTCTTTCGGCATGATATCTATAATAAGGAAACATTCTGAGCATGTAAGAAGTAAGCGAGCTGTGCCCAAGGAGATGCGCCGCCCCCTATTGCTGTAATACACCGCTGAAGAATCTTGTTCTCCCAGCCATACTTTTTGAAACAGTGATCAAATATCTCAAATGGATCAATACCATCTTGGCGCATCTTTGGAATGTCGCTCCACGTAGGATTCTCAGGTGGTGTAGACTGTTTTATGAGTCCAAGGCGTTTAGCCTCCTCAATATTTCTGCTCTTCCTAAATGACGTCTTGGATGACATGTTCACAATTGTGCAGCGACTTAGAATCGGCGGTGAGAGCTTCCAGGGCTCTCGCACCTCCAGCACACATGTTATATTGGGCGATGCTGTCTCCAGAATTCTGCGAAGAAATGCCTGTGCCTCTTGGGTGAGATCATCTGCGCCCTCCAGCCACACATACATTGTATCTCTGGCACGAACTTGCTGGTGTAGCACTTCGCGACCCTCTCGCAGCGACCTATCAATGCGCGTATTCCATCGGAACAACTTCGCCTTGTGGAGTTTCGCATGCGACCGAATCCACTCCGTTTTTCCTGAACCAGGTTCTCCACAGACGAGAAGTGCGCCTTTGGGGGACTGGGCTTTTGAGGCCATCTTTAGGTTTACAGATGTTTACCCTTAGACCTTTAATTCTTAGACCTTTAATTTATTACCAGACGCATCGGTCTTTACCTGCTTCGCCGCCTTGTAATACGAAACTCCAATTATTGTAATCAGCGCAACAATAGCAGAGGCTATCAGAAACTGAGGGCTCTGCTTCTTCATCTACCATATGAACTGAAAATTAAGTCACGACGGTAATGATAGGGCCGAAATTACCGTGATAACTCTAATGGTCGTAGGACATTACATACCCTTCAGCATATTCTGATAAAGAGCCTCGTCGTGGTCCGCATTCTTCTTTAGACTCTGTTGGAGGGGGTTATTCTCAATCGCCGCAATGATATCAAGCGTATTGCGCTGGAGGCTGATATCCAGCTCAAGAGGGACGCGATACTTTACCTGGCCCAGATCACCGACACCCGTCGGTATACCGCTGACACGGTTGACGGCATTCGCGCGGTCATTCACACTGTCAGCATCCAGCTTCTTGTAGGTCACACCATTCTTCTCACCTGTGAAGACGGCCACATTTCCGTTTCCAGCAATGGGGCGGCGACCCTTTGCGATCTGCTCCTTATTCGGGTTCGAGCGCATGTTGTAGGCGGCGTCGTGGCTGGTGAAGTCCTTGTTCACAGAGATACTGGGGCCGAAGTGCTCCGACTTGGCGGAAATCTGCGCCTTTTGTGTCGGTCTCGGAATATCGTCGGGGTCATATGTCTTCAGCTTCGTCGGCCCATCCGCCGGAGCCGCACCTCCATAGTAGCCCCAGTGAACCGTCGTCTCCTTGACCGTTGTGCGCGCAACATCATTGGGGTCCCACACCGTAACGGCCGGCGCACCACCCGCATAGCCAACAGGTGTGCCCGTCTGGCGGATATTGCCGCTCGTCTCCTCGCGACGCGTGGGTCTGCTCGGGTCATCATAGTGCACTGTCACATTGCCCGTATCTGCTGGGACCAAGTTCAGACCCATGGTGCGCTCGCCTGTGGCGGAGCGCTCATTCGGCCGCATCTCAATGGACGAGCGGCCATAGTCAGCCTCGGGCGCATCCACGTCACCTGTATAGTAGCTGCTCGCATCGGCGTTACGATATCCAGCACCACCATACTGCTGCGCCATCGGGGCGCGGTAAGAGCCTGCCACATAGGAATCGCCGAATCCTTGTGCTGCGCCAGGTCCCACATACTCGACGGATGTCTCGGGGCGGGCCTGGTGCTTCATAATCTGGATGGGACGCGCCTCTCCCTTCTGCGCATCCTGTGCGAAGGCGCCCACAAAGCGCTCACCAGCCTCGTCAATAAAGAACGCATCAGGCTTGTATTTGCGCACTTCACCCGTGTCCTTGGCACCCGCCGTGACGAAGCTAACACCAGGAACAACCGGCCGATCATACGTCAGCTTCGGCTTGTCGGCCGTGCGCAGATCGTCGGTGCGTTTTATGTTCTTCATCATATATTGGTTCGTCTCCAGCTGCTGGAATCCACCCTTACCTGTGCTGCCGAACCCCTCACCGACGGCTGGTGCAACACGCACAGGCTCGAACGGCTTCTCACCCGCACGATTGCGCGGCGTATTGATACGACTCTGCACGAAATCCGTATTGTCTTCCATTCCAAACGGATTGCCATAGGGCGTCTGAGGGGTGTTAAACATTGTTTCCACCTCCTTCTTCGCAATCGTAGTTGTTCCAGCGCCCGTGAATGAATCAAGACGGCTGGTATTCGCGGCCGCGTCCACATTCTGGCGCACCTGTCCACCAAAGAACGGCACCATGTTATTGTGAGTAAAGTCATTCGTGGCAATCTTATTGCCTGAAAGAGGGCTCACGACGAACTTTCCATCAACATAGACAGGGTTATCCTCAATGCCGCCAGCATTCATCATAACCTGCGAAGTGGCCGACTCGCCCGCTCTTAAGCCTGGCGATGAACCGTAGTCTTGTTTTGATGTCTTTGATGCATATCCGAAAGCAGTTCCCTGGGGACCGGGGTTTATTTCACTCGGATACACGGTTCCACCAGGCGTGGCATACATCAGGTCAAGCTCCTGGGAAGCTCCCTTCGCAGAGCCGCCCTTTACCATATTTGTGAGAGGTGTGCCAGGGGGTCCAGTTGGCACCGCCGAATCAAACGCCTCGCGGAGAGAGGCATTCCCTTTCTTATACGAAATAGGCGTATCGTCGACTCCAGAGGGTGTTGCAAGTTTGGTTACGGCATATCCTAATCCTAAAAGTCCTGCTAGAGCTACAACCTCCATACTACCGTTAAGCACTAATTTTGCGCAGCTTTTAGTTGCGTGGAATTAGCGTTTAGTATCCATTCGGTAGACCCAAGCAGTCACCGTGTGTTCTGAACTTCTGTTTATCCAGGTCCCGCGACGGTATGAAGAAGTCAAACGGGGTCTCATATGTCAGCTGAGGATTGTGGGGCAGAACCTCCCAGCGATTCCACCCAGTGGCCCGCAGTGTGCAGGGTGGATTCGTCAGACGATTAAATCCAAGAGGGAAACTCTCGTCGGGGGCGGGGCGCAGAGGAATTGCGTTCATCACATTGGTCTTGGGTTGGTAGGATTCCGTATTCCCACGAACACGGGTTCCAAGACGATTGATGTTCTTCAGATCCGACTCCACGTCTGTCTTCCACTGCCCCTCCTTCCAGCTCGCGCCACTCTTCTGGATACGAATGGTGGGGTCAACGGGAAAGGAGACGGGGCAGTTGATGCCCGGGGCATTAACATAATACTGTAAAGAATATCCCGTTATTCTCATGTCATCGGTATGACGAAAATCGTCGTTCCGTAAGCGTGTAAGAGCCTGTTGTTTTACTGAAGGCTGCCCGTCGTTCATCTAATGCTGCCTCTTATTTTTACAGGTTTTCTTTTTATTGCGTAAACTATATGCCCAAAAGGGAACCTGTATATGAGAAGATGAAGAGGTCGCATTAGGCCGACGTATAGTGGGCGCAATAATCTCTCTTGCTATGCGCTTCCGCTTTCGGGTTAATTTATTCTTGTTGACCATTGCTTCTGCTACTTATTCATTAGACTCAAAACTTCTCAGGGTGCTGGCAGGTCTCCTGCTTGAAAGGCTCAGGCGCAAGAGTGGCAGGGTATGCCCACATCTGGTATGAAGGCAGGTGATCAGGTTGGAGGTTGATTGTCAGCGGCGTAGTGTATTTCGCATTCACGCGCTCCAGAGTGGCCTGTTTCATACGGAGAGGCTGGTGGAGACGTTCATTGCCGCGCGTAGTAGGGCGAGTAATGCCGAGCAGGTCAGACTCCAGGTCTACGCGATTTCCCTTGATGCCGGATACTTCGTTGCCACCGACGAGACCGAGAATGTGGCGAGCCTCCTTCTTGTGCTGGTAAGCATAGACGGCCTGGTCGTAACTCTGCGGATTCTCGGTCCGCTCAGTCGGTGTCTTTAGCGGGGTCTTTTCAAATGCCTCTTGGTATGAGCTCATTTCTACTATTATCCTTCTTTTTAACAATAAAAATTGGTCAAAGAGGGGGGTTAACAGTTCACGTCGCGGATGTAAGAGCGGCTGGGGAGGCCGCCACGAACCCATCCAGCGGATGCCACCTCCGTAACGAGATTCTTCGGGTTCTGGATGTTCTCCTTTACGCTGGGGATGAGCGGGGTGAACACACCATCATACTGCTGCTCAGAGATTGTGCCGCACTCCTTACCCTGGCGCACCTGTTCGGCGTGGATGAGCAGGCTCTCCACATCGGGATTTCCGCGGCCGCCGCCCATAAACGGGACGGATAAGAAGGGACGGGCCTGGGGGCGGATATTGCACCGGTTGTTCTTGAACTCGGGCTGGTTGCGCAGAACAGAGTCGGCATCGATAGCGGCATTATTGAGGCCGAAGCCCTCGCGCGGGTATACAATCAGATTGTTCACAGCCAGCGGGTTCACCTCGCGAGCATCGGGGACAAGATTCGTTGTGTAATACTTGCCAGCCGTAAGTGACTGTCTGTAGTATTGTTCAATTCCGCAGTTATCATCCTTGGTATGGGTTGACCGGTTCACCTGGAACATCTCTGACTACCGTCTATTTTTTTCTTACACAGAAGTAAATGAAGCTCGCTGAAAAGTTTTGCCGATGCGTAAAAAAAGTCGGTAGAACTTTGAAAGTAAAGAAGGCACAGCGCGAGGGCGCGGCAATTGCCATTTGCACCAAGACAGTGCTGCAGGAGAAGAGGAAACGGACGCTACGTAAGGTTAAATGCGGAAAGACGCCTTCCCTGGAAACCCAGGCGCTTCTTAGCTAAAATTAACCCAAGGTAGCTTCCCCCCATCTGTTCCGGGAAGGCATGCCTCGCGACCCCCCTCTTTACACGTCTTGCCAGGGATTTTATAGAGCCAGTTCTGGTAAGAGTGCTGGTCATTCGGGATAGTCGTGCTTGGCATGGTGATGAACTGGCGCTGGCTCTGTGTCCGTCCGAAGACGTCCGTAGGATCGCTCGTGAACTCCACGTGGAAGAAGTCATCAAGCGTAATCTTCACATTCTTCTCGCCAATCTCGGCTGCGGCAGGGCGTGTCGGATTGTATTTAATCTCGTCGAGAAGCACGTTCATGAATGGATTTCTGTCTGTCGGGTATGTGGTATCAGTCAGCGCTCGGGGCTTCTGAATAGGCACCACGTCGTCTCTGAATGGCTCAGCGACCTTCGGCTTCGCAAGTGTAGAGGCCTTGCCGTATGCCATTAGAACGGGGATAAGAAGAATTGTGGCGGCGGCCAGTACATACAAACTAACTGCAAGACCTCTAGAGAAGAGTGCACCAGCAAGAAGAATAGCCACGCTATACACACAAAGAACCGTATTCACTAAGTTGCTCACACAAGGGTCGGCCGGTGGAAGAAGACCGGTGAAGGCATTCGGAACTGAACGAATGTCTTCCCAGATATAAGGGTCGCATAATCCTTTTGACATTGCCCACTACTCTACCATATGAACTCAAAATTAAGGAAACTATAGTTTTCTTAATTTTTAGATATAAAGTCACGACGTTACACATTGACAGATGAATTATTGGTAAATGTCCAGGATGATCCAGTTGAGTCACTCGAGAATACAAAAGAGCTTCCAGCAGGAGGGCTCGCCGTTGAAAAGGTTGACCCGCATGGATTTAAACATGATACTGTTCCATTTGTAATATTGTAAGGTGAATTCTTCGTACTATCAATAAAATAACCGCTAGAATCGATGGGTGCTCCACCTCCTCCAGTACCAGAAGGATAGGATACTGCGGGATTTGAAGAGTATCCAGGGCTTGGCGGACTTGATACAACACATACTTCTACAAACTGGCGCAAAGCTCCTGTATTTTCTCTAATGAGACGTATTTGATATTTATAGGTAGGTGTACCAGGATTAGTATAATAATCAGTAAATGTTATAATAAGTGTGGTAATTGAATAATCTGATGTTATACTATTTGAATAATAGAGGCTCGTACATATTCTATCATAGTTACCAAGTAATATTGCATTAGCTGTCACATTTGATACACTTACTATGTAACCATTAAATGTAGTTCCAAATATGAGTGCGTTATTTGTATTCCATGTTACAGAATTGCTGTAATTTGTGCCAAAAAAGTTAAAAACCATTCCACCCATAGGTATTGGCACAAATGCATCATCTAATCCATAAATAGATGCCTGCGAATCCGTTATTCCAGCAAAACTTATTTGCGTTAGTCCCGCTGTGCTTCCTGAGACTGATTTATTTCCGCTTAGAATCTGTAAAATAAATCCAGGAGGTTGAAGAAGATAAAGTTGATACTCAGCATAGGATGTAAATGCGGCTCCTATGTTTTTTTCTGTCAAATCACTTGGTAAAAGATTTAGTGTTCTAGCTATGGAGCCGTTAGCAAAGTCTTCCTTATTCTTTATATAAGAGGCAAATACCATTCGTGCCTGGTTTCTTTTTGTAAGATCCTGCGCAGTGAGCATAGGCATTCTGTCAGGAAGAATGAAATTACTTCTTCTTTCGCTGTTCCAGCTTCTTGCGGAGTCTCGCGCGCGCCTGGGCAAGACGACCCTCGCCATCGTGACCAGACTTCTTCGCAGCCTCGGGCTCCTCAAACGAGAAGGCCGTGCGGAAGCTATTCAGCATCTCCACGAAGGCCGGATTCTCCTGGAAATCCTTCATAAGCTCCTCGGCCTCGGCGGCCAGGTCCTGCGGTCTCAGCTCTCCACTCTGAATCTTTGCCTGCAGCTTCTTCGCCACGCGCCCCATCACCTTCTGGAGGTTCTGCGGGTTCTCAGACGAGGCAGACATAAGAATCTCAAATGCGCGGGTAGGGTCCTTCTCGCAGGCGGCCAGATCCTCCGCCGACATGCCGAAGTCCTCAGGCTTGAACTCGCGCACCATATCCTCCGCCAGCTTCGCCAGCTTCCCCTTCAGAAACTTCTCAGGCAGCGGCGGCAGTGCACCCCCCTCTGTCCCGAACATCTTCGTGAACTTATCGGCCATAGACTTGAAATCCACGCGATCCATCTTCGTGCGCCACTCGCGCATGGTCTCATCAACCCAATCCTGTGAAAAAGACTCGTTCTGGCCGCCGCTCAGATCTACCGCAAGCATCACACAGGATACGTCGAGAAGGGCGAGGTATTCCAGAATAGCCTTCTTGCTTTTATCGGACAGGGCCGTCCACACAGGGTCCTTAATCGTGACGTTGGGAAGCACACGGCCAGGATTTACTGTCGGGCTGCGCGTCCTCTTTCTCAGCACCTCGGCGCGGTAGGCTCTTACACGCTCATCGGGCTCCAGCTCTTTCGCAATCTGAATATCCGTAGAGTATTCGGGGCATGCTCCCGCCAGGTCATCGCAGAATTCTGAGAACTTCTTATTGAAGATAGTCTCGGACATCTATTTGGCTTCTGGAAGAGAGTGGGGCATTTCTTTACGCTGTTTTATTTCGATCCGAAATAAAACAGCTCTAAACTTTGTTTACGCCGGTGGAGCCGCCGAAGTCGCTGTTTCAGAGGTCCTTCGCCTTCTCGCACAATACACACAGAACTTTCAGATAATTCCAGATATTCCGTCTATTTGTATCACTGAGAGAGGGCCAGTGTTTATCAAACATAACGAGCGCAATTGACATCTCGTTAAACTGCTCGGAAATCACTGACTTTGCATATGCAATCACCACCTCCTCATCCTCACGCTTGATAGGCTCGGACATGGGCTTGTAGACATGCTCAAAGAAGAGTTCAAGAATCATCTTCGGATTAATCTTCTTCAAGCCATGAATAGCCTCTAGGGATGCCTTAATATCACGCTCTTCGGGGAATATCTCGCTGAGACCCTCAAAGAAGCGGATAAGCTGCGTATTAAAAGCCCCCAGGAACGACATACTCTAGTAAATATTATCGCTTAATCTTTAAAACGTTAGGGACCGCCTTGGCTCAATTTTATTGCCGAGCAGGCCCCTTGGGCATACCCTCCTCCCTAGAGCGTTGGTAGCTCTCCATTTGTTTATCAAACATCTCCTCCTTCTTCGACTTCGTTCGCGCGGTCTGATTCGTTGAACCGGGAAACTCCTGTGAGTTCCTGTCGCCTGGTGAGGCGTTTCCATTCAAGAAAGAGAATGTGCCAGGGATCATTGTACCACCATCTCCACCCGTTGATGTATCTGCCTCATTGAAACTGTAGCCGAATGACTTATTGAAACTTGTATTTTCAAACATGCTCCACCCAGCAGGCTCTCCTCCCGGAGTTCCGTCGGCCGTGTTAGTCTTCTTTGAGGTTGTGGCCGCCGCCTCCTTCATCTTCTTCTCATACAACCAGTTCATCACATCACTCCCCGTTCTCGGCTCAGGCTCACCAGCAATAACAAGAGTAGGAACTGTCTTCAGCCAGTCTGGGAGCTGGGGGCGAGTCGGAGAGGGATCGGCGCAGACGAATCTGAAATCCCCTTTCCACGGGGTCTGCGCGAGCTCTTGAAGAAAAGCCTTGGACCATTTGCACCGGTTGCTATAAAAACAAATATTGGTGGCCTGCCTCTGGCTCATTAAAATCTGTTGAGAAGCAAAGCGCTACAACTCCTCCGCAAAATTGAGTGCTCTGATGCAGATGGAAGCCCAAGCCCAAATGTCTGCTCCTGCCCCTTCCAAGGTTGCTCGTTCCAAGATTCGTGTTGTTGCTCCTGCGGCAGTAGGACTTGCTCGTGACTCGCCCTTCAAGAATCTGAATAAGACAGGTGAGGCCGTTCTCCAGTTTACTCTTGCACCCACTCATGTCTCCTATGCCAACACTCTACGGAGGGCGGTGCTAACAATGGTTGAGACAGTCGGGTTTAACGCCGATATTCAGGATTCGTCTGGAAAGACCACCGATGTCGTCATCACGAAGAACAGCACTCCTATGAGCAATGAGATGCTAGCACACCGTATCGGTCTTTTGCCTATTCACGTAGGGGCGCCGCTCCTTTGGAAGCCGGAGGAGTATACGTTTGAAATCAATGTGAAGAATGAGACAACCGACTCGGTGGATATCACTGCCGACGACATTATTGTTAAGAAGCTGATGGGCCCTGACCAGGAGCCCGTCATCGTCCCGTCACGCCAGTTCTTCCATCCCCACCGCTTGACCGGCGATACGTCGCTCATCACGGTTCTCAAGGGTCGTGTTGGTGCACAGCCGCCGGAGGTGCTGGAGTGTAAGATGATGGCGACGGTAGGCACGGGTCGTCAGAATGCTCGCTATATCCCTGTGAGCCAGTGCTCATATAAATATACGCCCGATCTGGATGCGGCAAAGAAGAAGGAGGTCTTCACGAACTGGCTGACCTCAAGCAAAAAGGTGAATCTCGCCGACCTGGAGACGAATCCTACGCGCAAGGGAGAGCTGGAGCGGGAGTTTGAGACGATGGAGGCGAATCGCTGTTTCCTAGAGAAGGATGGCGAGCCCTATAGTTTCGACTTCACGATTGAGAGCGTGGGTGTTCTGAGCCCCGAGGCAATTGTCGCGCGGGCTCTTGTAGTCCTTCAGGCGCGGTGTATGCGGTATGCTACGATTAATGTGGGCGATCTACCTGACAATCTCAAGGTTGTTCCGGCGGATGGAGCGCTCCAGGGATTTGACTTCCTGTTCAGCCAGGAGGATCACACGCTCGGCAACCTCTTCCAGACGTGGATTGAGCAGAATGCAATGGTTGCGGGAGATGGTGCAGAGACGGACATCAGCTTCGTCGGTTACAAGGTCCCTCACCCTCTGCGCGACGAGATGCTTCTGCGCGTTGGTGTTGAGCGTGATGGACAGCAGGTGACGGCGAGGGCCGCAGTAGCGCGCGCTGCGAAGGGATGCGCCGACATGTTCGCTAGTTGGCGAGCTGCTCTGGAGCCGTTTGTTCCTGCTGCGGTTGGTCAATAGGTGATGATGGAAGAGGTTGAAGAGCTAGCAGAGGCACCTTGAACAGAAGTGCCTGCTCCCAGAGAGGCAGCGCGTTCACCAGGTCAATCACATCCTGCATCCGAACACTCTTGCTCTGAGGACGCAGATTCGCGAGGAAATACGAGTGCAGCTTGAACACAACCGTCTTGTCAGGCTGATGCAGGTCTGCCAGCTTTTTCTCATGCGACTTGTGAACCGCCACATATGAATCATAAATCTCCTTCGTGCGCCGACGCAGTGTGATCTCAAAGTCCCAGAATACCTGACGCTCCTCTCCGTAATGCTTCAGGTATTCTGTCACACTATTCGTAGAGCGTAGGCGCAGAAAGCGGTCCAGTGGCTTCGCCTCATTGCCACGCATCTTCCGCAGATAGGTGTATGTAGAACTCCGAATGCGCCAGCGATTGCCCGCCGTGTCGCGGAAGACGAATCCCTGCCACCTCCAGCCACGGTTGATTGACTCCGTGCGAATGTGCTCATTCATCTCCTTCTCGCTTGCGAATGTCGTGGGTGGCACATACTTGTAGAAAGGCTCAGAGTAGACGACCGTGCCATCCGCCGCAACCTTTCCGCACTCAACCATAATAACCTTCGGCGATGATACGCTCGCAACCACGCGGTGCTCAGGGTGCTGGAGCACATAACTCATGAATGTGGCGGGAAACTCCTCGGTAGGAAGATCCTTGGCTGGCCAGACGGGCGGCCGACCCACCTCGCTGAAGAGTTCCTTGAATGTCTTCTGGCTATAGAACGTCCCTCCCGCCCCATACTGAGAGCGGGTCGCGATGTGCTCCTCGCTGACAGTGCCGTCACCACTAAGAATCCGAAACACGTTCACCATTACACCATCATAGAACTCCTCAAGATGAAGTGGTGTCTCAACAGGGGGCATTCCAGTATTCGCTTTCCTGGGAGAAACGCAGACAGGAAGGTTGGTCTCCTTGTTCCACACAACAGACCGAAGCCAGTGGCCATTCTCGCCTAGAAGAGTGACACCCCTCTTATACTGAATGATGGCAAACGGTGTATTTTCGCAATCCCGGACGGTAAATTTACCACCTTCCTCCGATGTAAGATAGGTCTTCAGAACATCCCACGAAGGATACGACTCTCGGAGTGTCTTGAAGATAGAGATCTCAAAAGACATTTGAACTGGCGGACAAAGTATGAGTAGAATCTTCAATTTTAATACTGGAGTAGAGTAGGGTCAGTATGACAGAGGAAGCGCCTGTAATAGAAGAAGAGCCTGGCTTTCAGTTAGGCGATCGCATATATATAACCGCAACCGGTCCACTTGACGGGCTTCGTGGACGAATTTACTATCTTGATGAAGATACCATAAAAATTCTACCAGATGGCACGTTTCACAGACTTGAAACTATCCAAGTTGTGGATGGGGATTTTGACCCCGCCCTTGGAATTACGAACGCCTATGTTCTCAAGAAGAGGGTGTCAGATACCTTCGTTGTCCAGCACGATTTTCAGGTTGGCCACCTCGCGGAAACCATCAAAGAGAGTGGTGAAATGGGAGTGACTTACAGAATCAAATCAATTGACGAGGAGAATGACGCCGTTGTGCTAGAGGATTCGTCGGGGGCCGAGAAAACGGTTGTTTTCGGTTTCAAAGGTGTTCCCCAGGACGAGGAGTTTATCATTATGCGTGTGCGCGAGCCGCCTCAGGCAGTCCCTGAAGAGGATGCGGCCGAGGCTCCACCTCCAGTCGTCTCAGAGGAGGAGGCCGCCGGCCTAGAAATTCTGGATACGCTGGAGGTCCCTGATATTATGGAGATTCGCGAAATCCAGGCCACCCAGCGTTTCTATCCCGATGTTGTTCAGCGTAATGACATGCTCCAGGATCTTCTCTCGGCCCTGAGCATCAAGAAACAGAAGAATCCCCATACACAGTCTGAAATCAGGAAGCTCGTAGAGCAAATGATTCTTCTCAGAAATCAGCTCGTTATCTATAGTCGCTCTGGAGAGCCCGTCGGTAGAAGAAATACCTTCTATGGAACTCTCAATGAACTCTTGACGACTGGTAATGTCCCCCTTTCTCGCCCTGTTGCAAATGTGAAACGCGTGATATATCTGGATCACTCGACCGAGCATATAATGGGGAAAGAAGCGGACCCTGTGACAAGTAGTAGCCCATCTATCTCGGTGGAGTATCTGTCGGATGTTATTGGCGCAACAAATGAATATTACAACACACAGCTGGGAGGACTGGCGGGCCAGCCCATTGTTGGAAACGCCCTCCCCAATTGGTTTCTCAGCTGGGAGGGCTATCTTGCGCGCTACCTCCAGAGCTGGTTACCAGCTGGTCAAACGGTGAAGCCGCTCGCCGCCGATACGGAGTTTTTCCGCGGCAGTGTGCCCAATTTTGACGAGAAGAAGAGCATAGATGGACTTGAGTTAGACCAGCTAGGAGGGGACAAGACCAGCATTGTTGGTGTCGACTGGATTATGAAAGTCCGCATGAGTCTTCTGAGAGGGGCTGGGCCTCGCATGGGCCGCCTGCGTGAGAAGGAGGCGCCGCGCGTGGTGGAGTCGGGTGAGAATCTCTCAATTGACAGCTACTTGCTTTTTCCTATGAAATATGATAGGGACTTAGGAACTACCCGCTCTGGAAAGCTTGCGCTAGATATGGGTAGAGGGCTTATGGCGCCTATGTGGATGAGGTGGATTTTATACAAGCAGCCTGTCTCAGAGGTCCCGTCTGCCGGCGCAATTTTCAATGTCACAGGAGCCTCTCTTGGAAATATCAGTATTGAGGACTGGCTCCAGGGTCAGCCACTGGAGAGCAGGGGGCTGGGAGATGTGCTCAATAAGCTCGCCTCATTTGGTCTTACAGAGAGGGAGCTCAGTCTTGACCAAATGCTGGTCGTTGTGGAGAAGCTCGATAATTATCGCGCCCTCGTGAGAAGCAGTATCGCAGCAATAAACGAGAAGTCCAAGGCGGAGGTGGAGGCAATTACGCTGCAGAATAACCCTCTTCTTCTTCCAGAGGTGGTGAAGCAGCGGGTGGATCAGCTCCTCGGCGAGCCAGCCTTCCAGAAGGCAATATTGGAGTTCCAGTCAAGATTTCCCAGCTATCGCGAAAATGACATTGCAATGTTTGCCTATCTTTTTGTAAATATGTATGATTTCACATTCGCAGTGCTCTCAGGGGCGCCAGCTCCTCTACAGGGCGAAATCCGCAAAAAGGCACGGGGTGACTTCCTGCGTCGCCTGTATGAGTCGGCCCGCCTGGTAGAGAAGAATGCAAAGAAGGTGGGGTTTCTTGTTGAGAGGCCCACGATTCCTCGCTCAAATATAAGAGAATATGCAGATGTGGATGTGCGGTCTGTCAACCCCTGCGCCCACGTGACGTCGCTGACAATGATTCGCAAAATCAAGGACGAGACACTGCGCATGAAGTCCCTCTTGGAGTTTCTTACACGATTCGCAGGCGAGAAGAAGGACAATTGGATTCACTGCAAAATATGCAGTAAACAGGCCATCTGTGTTCACGAGCGCCTGCTTCTCCAGGAGTATCTGAAGCCCTTAGAGAAGGAAACGCTCCACAAGGAGCTCCTTCTCGCGTTCAGTCGCGACCAGTTCCATGGTCGTTTCTGTTGCGGCAACTGCGGTCAGTCCATCTCAGAGATAGATTATGATACGAGTCTAGAATATGACGATGAAGGCCGGCCGATGTCGGGGCGCGCTGTTCTTGTAGACAAGGATGCGCTTGCCCAAGACCAGATTGATATGGCGCTCGGCGTTCCCATCTCAAAAGTAGAGGACATTGCGTTTGCGACCGAGATCCAGACCGATGCTTACAAGGCTGCGAAACTTATTGCTGGGCGTCTGGGTGTCGTCATCACGAACGAGGGATACAGAAAGATTGCACAGCGGGTTGAGGTTGACCTCTCCAAGCAGCCCTCCAGAGACGACTATTCCAAGTTCCAGAAGGCCCAGAAGGCGAAGGGCGTTGGAACAGTGGACTATGATGTTCTTCGCAGTAAGGTGTTGGTGACCTCCGTTGCCGCGTATCTACTGGTTGAGATTCAGACTGGTATTCCCAGCTACACAACCCGCTACCGCCTACCTGGCTGCAGCAAACCTGGCTTCACTGGATTCCCCTCGGCCGAGAAGGAGAATACGACTGGCGTTGACTATCTGGCATGTGCGATTGCTGGAATCACGGAGAGTGTGCCTCCCTGGAACTTGACTGGCTTTCTGCGTGAGAAGAGTATACCGAAGCGCCAGACGGAAATCGCTAAGCTGCTTATGACCACTTGTGGAAATGCTCTGAAGAACTCTGACGTCCAGCAGGATATGGCGCTGCGGCGCGAGTATGTAGAGAAAAAGAAGGAGGCCGTGCAAGATGACGACGTGCTGAGCGAACTCGTCCCCGCTGGATTCACGCCTGAGCAGCGGACGGGTTCGTTGGAGGGGCCGGTTGTGGTTGCAGACGCCGCTGGACCGAGGGAGCGTGGTCGCGGCTGGATTCTCCTGGCTCACGAAATTGCCAAACAGACGACGGCCCTGGGGACGGGTTCTCCTTATAGCGAGGCGGCGTGTTGCTACCACCCTCTCCAGACACCGGCGTCTTTCTGGGACGAAAGAGGTGCTGGACTTCCGGCCTTCTCCCAGAACAAGACGGTGAAGGGACCGAGGGGAAGCCATCTCGCTGTTCACTATGACACGCGCAAGCAAGAGCGGTTGAACGTGGTTGCACCTGATGCCATTCTCTACCGCGTCTTCCTACAGGTGTGTTTTGATGGACCGCGCCGCGGTTTACCCCACGAGCCTGGATACGATTTCCTCTGCCCCCACTGTGGATTCCAGTTTCCTCGGAGCTCTGACATCCTCACGCCAGAGGAGGGGCGCGTTGCGCTTGATTCTCAGCAGATTGATACATCCAGAAAGCGGTTCCAGGAGTTGCTCGACGAGTCGCACGAGCGATATTCCGTTTCGCCGGTTAAGACAATACAGCCACTCACGGGCATTAATCTTTTAGAGAAGCTGCGTGACTTGGTGCCGCAGCCTTTCAGCGGATGGTCCGAGGCCGTCTCCAATACAATTCTGGCGGTTCAGACATTTTCTCAGGACAAGGCGCCTGAGGAGACGGATATTGCGACTGCATATGGACCGCTTTCCAATATGGCGGAAGGATTCAAACAGACCCTAATTGAGCGCCTTGGCGGTGAGATGGGGCGGACGCTTGAACGGCTGATTTCACAGCCTCCTGCCGACTTGGTCCAGAGTTTACAGTCCTATTTCCTCGTTCCTTTCCAGCGGCTCAAGACAAAATTCAATATCAATTCACTCAGAGTCCAGAAATCCTACAAACTTGGCGACGTTGCAGATGAAGATATTGAGACCCTTCTGAATTCACACCTTTCTTATTTGGACGAGGCAAAGAAGCGCTATGTGGGGCTGGCTCGCGCGAAGATTGAGTCGGCGCGCAAGAAGCTGATTGTATGTCTCCCCCTCCTCCAGAAGGAGATTCGCACGCCGCTCGTTCCAGGAGGCTCAATTGGTCTTCCCTATCTTCTCCAGGCCATGATTATGGGCATAATGGCAGAGTGTGCTGACCCTAACCTTGTTCCCGGTGGAGAGCAGATAGAGGCTGGACCAACGGAGCCGAAGGGCGCCATGCAGATTCTGTCAATCTGTCTTGGCCGATTCAGGATGGAGGGTCTGAACTTCACAACGGATGAAATTCGTGCAATGATTGCCCGCCGCGACGAGGTTGAGAAAATGCGCATGATCGGCAAGCTGGACAGTATGAGCCCCGAGAGAAAAGCTGTCGAGCTTCTTAATAAACGTCTGGGCTTGGGAGACTGGGCGGTCGGCGGCTCCAAAGCCATTCGTGAACACAATGAAGACCAATACGAGAGAGAGCGCAGAGAACGCGGCGAGATGGTGGGTCTTGTGGAGGGGGCGGTGGCCGCTGATGAAGGGGAGGGGTATGATAATGCGCCCGCGGGTGATGATGAATAAAATTGAAGATGCTGGTGGCGCATGAGATGTAAGATGTTTACTCATAAATTCTTTGAAGAGGCCTCCAAAGAATTTATGAGGGGAAAGGTTCGTCGCGGCCACATGATTTACTATGTGTGCGAGGCGACACTGAAGAGTGGTAAATCCTGTGAGCGCAGAGCCGTGCAAGACCCCTTCGCGGATCGCCTCTGCACGCAACACCTGAAATGCCAGTCTAAGCCCGAGGAACCAGTGAAGGTAGATGAACGTCGCAGAAGTTACCGTCTTGCCTCAGAAGGACAGTGCAATTCCGAGCGACAGTATAGTCGCTTCGGTCGTCGCCTCATTCAAGCAAAGATCTGAAATCGGCATCAAGAAATACGGTGTAACACTTGATCGCACCGATCTCGGCCTCCTAGACTGGGTTCAACACACCCAAGAGGAACTGATGGACGCAGTCCTGTATCTTGAAAAACTGAAGAAAACTCTGTCACTAACACAGAATGAGGGTTCTTCTCTTCAGTGCTCTACTATACATGGTGGGTGTTGTTGCAATGCTGTTTCTAAAACCCAAAATAATGTTCAATGAAGATGGAAGCTGGAAAGAATTTGGTCTCTATAACTCGGAGAAACACACCTGGTTTCCGGTCTGGCTTTTTTGTATTGTCTGGGCAATTGTGAGCTACGGTATTGTGAAATTTACCGTTGGATATAAAACCTCATCTGAAGAGGTTCCGACACAGACCATGGCGACGGGTAAGAAAAATTTGAAGCCCGGTTATTATGTGCTAAATCAGAACGCACTTGAGTCTGAAGGAGTGCCACGTTACGTATACATTGGTGAAGAACCTCCTGCTTAATAAGAAATAGCAGAGATGGCAGACGAGACAAAGGTTATTCAAATGGCTGCTCCTCAGGCACCAGCTGCTCCTCAAGCGCAGTCCAAGCCCAAAATTCCTGCCGCCGTCCCTTATGATACAAAGACCGCCACACAGATTAAGGCATTCTACAAATTTGTAAACAAAAAGTCCGACCAATATCGTATTGGCGATGACGGCTCTCTGAATATATATAACAAGGCAGGCGAGCTTGAAAGTTCTATAAAGATGAAGTCTTACAGACCTATCACTACGGAGGAGCGCAGCGAAATGGAGTCATTCAGGGCCGATAAACTTGCAGGACTTGATGTCATCTATGAGCATGAACGTCGCAAACTTATCGCCGCCTACGATGACTACAAGACGACCGGAAATATAACCCCTGTTCTATTGGCGAATAGACGCGTGAATGATGTAGAGCTCCAGCGCGTAGATGCCCGCTCTGGTGTCAGAGGAGTAAAGACAATCCCTGTTCCCAAGATAAGTGACGTTCACTTTGATGAGCCGTATGAGACGCGAAAACTATTTGGCGCACACAATTCCATGGGATCGAAGGACATGATTCTCGAGGGAATCTTCGTCCTGGAGAGGCGCAATTTCCCCGCAACCCTCTTCTATGGGCGCTATGAAGAAACCGCGGAGGCAGCTGCAGCGGCGGCGGAGGCAGTCGCGACAGAGAGTGGTGGTGCCGAGAGCGCAGCATCTGTCCGCCTAACATCCGGCCTCACCGCCCGCCTCTTCTTCCGCCCTGAAGATCCGCAGAACGGGATTCTCAGCCCCCTCTGGCCAGTTAACTTCATCCACAAAGAGACACAGTATGCATGTGCCTATCAGGCATATGAGGCTGAGAGAATGGCGGAACAGGGGCAGGCCGAGGTCCGTGCAAAGATTCTGAAGACGCGCTCTGCTCGCACAGTTGGAATCCAGACGGTGAAGTTTGCTACGCCGGCGAAAAATCCCACCGCACTCTGGACGGCCATTCTTACGGATATGTACAAGCAGCATCCTGAACTGCTGGAGAAACTGCTCGCAACTGGCCAAGACTCCCTCGTCTATGCGGATCCTCGCGCAGGCGGTGGGGGTGTAGGTATTGGCGCCGATAACAATAAAATTCTTGACCCTGGCAACTGGAAGTCCGAGAACGTGGTCGGCAAGGTGATGGAGGGTCTGCGCGCGACCTTCCGCGAGCAGGGCAAGGTGGAGGCCGCCCCACCCCCTGAGGCGAAGGAGTCAGTAATTACTGAGGAGGAGCAGGAAGCAGCAAAGAAGGCCGCAATTATACGCGCCAAACAAGGCGGGCGTCGTTAATATTACTGAAGAGGATACGGTCTGAGCGCCGCCTCATTGTCATCACAGCTCACCTCTTTACTCGTATAACGATAACATACTTGATTTTTATCTTTATACGTGCGACCATCTACATTCGTAGGATGGGGATACTTCATCATCGTAACAGGTTCAGGCTTGAAGAAGAACAGAATGAAGGTTCCGCATGCAATACCGACAAGAAAGGGCAGTATACTAAAATGTTTAAACATCTGCTGAGTATAGATATTTAAATAGTGTCAACCAACAGGATGTTTGAATTCTTGAAGAGCAAAACATTTAATACGATGTTTAGTTTTATACTTGGTCTTGGACTCATGTCGCTCTTACGACCCCTGTGCCACGGCCCCGAATGTATAGTTCAGAAGGCGCCGCCCGTTGATGAAGTCAACAAGGCGACCTACCAGCTCGGTGCCAAGTGTTACCAGTTTCGGAGTACTCCTATAGACTGCCCAAAGGAGGGTGTCATTGAGCCATTTTCTGTGCGCGTTGCCTTGGTTTAGAAAATCGGTGGTTAGGTGAGAACTATGAGTTCAGCAGGAACACTCATCAGCGACCTTGATTCGTCCCCCCAGCTTGACGGCGATGGTGACTTGATTAATAAGATTATGGCGGATATGAATAACGACCCCCCTCCGGCTGCGCCCTCCTCGGGGAATGTCATCTCATCGCCGAATCCGAACTCTACACTCCAGCACACAATGGACAATGGCCCCGCAACCGCACACGTGATTGGACACTCCCACCCGACACAGGCAGATTTCCAGGCGGCTCTTCAGCCCCAAGGCCTCCCGTCCGCATCTTCGTTAGGCGGGTCCGCCGCATGGACTCCAGAGGCCCCGAAGGCGCTGATGAGACGTGCCCCGAAGAAGTCGTGGTGGAACAAGATTTTCGACGAGATGAAGGTCCCGATCCTCGTCAGTTTAATCGTCTTCTTATTCAGTCTTCCAATCATAAATATAATCATCGGCACTTATATCCCCTCGTTTGTGAAGGGAACAGGTGAGCTGACTGTGCTGGGCCTTCTGCTCAAGTCATTCACAGCGGGTGGGACCTTTTGGCTTTTACAGCGGGTTGTTGTCCCGCTTCTTTCGTTATAAAACTCAAGGAGCTTCCTTAATTTTCAGTTCATATGGTAGATGAAGCAGAGTCTTATTCTTCAGATAGTGGCAGTTTTACTGGTGCTTCACGATTTCTTCTATCTGCCCTTTTCCCCCTTTGTTCTTACAATTGCGGCAGCGGCGGCAGCATACGGCGTGACGGGTAGCTTGGTTATTCCCGATATAATCCTCTTTGCGGCACCCATTATTTTTATGCTCTTGAAGTTAATGAAGATAAGCGGATTTCAGAATGGGAGTGGGGGTGCAGTCGCCGTCTCTGACCGCCTCAAGGGTATTGCAAATAAGATGCCGGCGTCAAGCGCGCACGATGTATCAGCTGTTGTCACGACCGGTGTTCTTGGTTCCATGGGCTCGTCGAGCGTAGAGAACTTCCAGACAATGGATGTGAGCGGTGGAGAGCCGCCCGCTGGACTGTCTGGCGTAAGCATCCCCGCGTATGTTCGCGAGAAGGGACGTCTACTTGTTGTTCCTGAGACAAGCATGGCTCGTCTGGAGTCGGTTGATACGAATCCTCGCCCGAGCCCTGCGCTCATCACCGGTGAGGATGGTATGTCTGTGGATACGGCCCTGACGCCGGATGCGACACAGTTGCCTGACGCGAATCAGCAGGCTGTGACTGCATCTATGCAGACGGGCCCCGAGAATGCGTAAAATTAATGTAACGACGTTATAGTAGATGGTTTTTCGCTCTAGAAATATATGTCCACCAGGTGTATTCTGTCTTACACCCGGTATACTTATACTAGTTATTGCTGTTATTGTAGGAGTCTTTATGTATATATATAACCCTCTTATAATCATGCCGCAACAGCAGCAGCAGCAACAGCCGCCCGTCAATGTGAATGTGATGACCTCAGATGGGTCCAACGATCTGTATGCCCGTCCGCCAAGACCCCAGAGACGCTGGGACAATGGACCTGAGTTTCCTCCCCGCGGCATGCTCCCTCCCCCCGACGGAGGCTATATTCTCAATACGCCCACACGCGGTCTACCCGAGTCGTATCAATCAATGGGTCTTCTGAAAACGGCAGATGGTCAGCTCCTTCCGCTGTTTGGTCGGCGCGTGGCGTCTCGCTCGGACCGTTTCAACTATTACACGAGAACGGACACAAATAACCCCGTTCCTCTTCCTATCCACTACAAGCGCCGCGACTGTCAAGATGACGTGGGTTGTGATGAACTCATGTCTGGCGAAGAGATAAAAATAGTCCCTACGGGACAAACCGCGCAGGCTACCCTCTATCGGTTTGATGGGCCCACATATGTTCCTGGGCTCATTTAGATATGCGCCGCTGTGGTTCAGGAAATACATCTTTCCCAGTTTTACCTCCGACGGTCAAAAACCGAGATCTTTATGAAAGTGTGAGAGATACAATTCCTGTTGAGTTCAATCTCGGACCCAGAGCAAACGCACCTATTTTCGTCAATACAGGCGAAGCACGCATTGATGAGGCGAATGATGCAGGAACCTATATTCGCTATAACGGTCTCAATTACAAGATTGTCCAGGCGCAAATCACGGCCCCCCTGACGAAGAGCTGGATTCTCTCGGACGTGACATCTGCAAATAATGTTGCCGATCTGACCGTTATATTCCAGAGTGCAAGCTCAACCGCCGACCCCAAATACATTTTTATGTCAATTCCTATTCTTCGTCAGGCAACCACTGTGATTGACCCCCTCTATATTGCGGCCCTCGCTGGACAAAATGTGAGTGGCCCATTCTCTCTTTCTCAGTGTATTCCGAGTATAGGAGATTATGCGACCTATAAAACCTGCCTTGAGCCGGCCCCTTTCAATGCCTTCTGCATTGTTTTTTACCAGGGACTCCTTGTAAATGCGGGGACACTGGATGCTCTAGCACAGGTAGCTGGAAATAGTGGTGTATGGCCGTCCTTCAAGCCCCCCACCGACGTCACGTTGACAACAACAATTCTCCCTCTTACACCCGATGCATTCCGCGCGGCCGTCAGAATTAACACAGTGGGTGCTGAACAGAGCAAAAAAATGTCGGCAACGCGCGTGGATAATACGAGCGCATATCAATGCGTTCCTCTTGACCCAGATAGAGATATAGCGAGTGGAAAACTTACAATCGATACATCTACAGGAATACCCCAGCCTATGACTAAGTTGCTGGGTGCGAGAGAGTCGGCGCGGACTACAGCGGGCGGTAAGCAACCTCTTGCACCAGGAGATATGGAGAAAATTATTGCCGCTTTCTTGGGAATTATTCTTTCGCTCATCCTTGTGATTGGCGGCGCCTACGCATATATTTGGTATAGAGACGGGAATTTGAATATATTAGATTCGTTCCCGTCGTGGGTTCGCGAATTTCCATGGCTCGTCTTTACAGCTGTCTTGTTCTGTTTTGCGGGATTTTTGATAGGCGCGCTGACACGTTAGGTAGAGAGCCCATGCTCAATTAAATACTGGTTTGTCTCTTCGGGAAGACGCACACCAGGAAGAGCCTTCTTTCCATTCACCGAGCGGTCGGCGGCCTCAAACTCGTCCGTCGCATCCGCAGCCGGCTTATAGGTAACACGATTGTCGGCGGGACGTCTCGGAGGAGGGTGGAGCTCATCGGGCATAATCGGAGGGGCGGCGGCCAGCTGCTTCTCATACTCAGCGGGGGGGTCGGCCGAACGGGGCACGCTCGTGGCCAGAACTCTGTATCTGTATTCAATAAAGAGGGACATAATCGCTAAGAGAACCGTCACCGATCCTATAGGGCTCTTCTTTACTAGATAAAGAAGGACCAGTAAAAGCAGCCCAGGCACAATCATGTTTGTGAAGGCCATCTTGTAGAGGACAGTGGGGAAAAATGGCGACGCCAGAAATATAAATAGAGACAGGCCAACGAGAATTGTATCGGTTCTGTTCATCTAAAGATAGGTGCCAATAAAAAGGCGCGAAAGCACTCAAAGTTCTATTACTATATCTTAACAGGAGATGGACTTGGCAAAAGTTCTTACATCAAAAGGATATTCCATTCGTAAAGCTGCGCTGACCGATGCTGAAAAGAGGCGGATTGAGACAGAGCTGAAAGTTGCACCCATCGTCCATCGTAGTTATCAGGGCGCCGAGGACCTCTCTTTTCGTATCTATCGCGAATCGCCGCAGCGTTACTACCTGCCTCGGCGCTGGGGCCAGGATGTATTTGGGCCACCAGAGGCAACCATTCTTTCGGATGGTGTCCCTCTTTCAGAGACTGCGAAGGTCTTTCGTGGCACTCCTTACGATTATCAGGTGGACATTATCAAGAAGTTTGTAGATGCCGGAACTGTGCAAGGTGGCGGAGGTGGAGGCCTCATTTGTGTGCCTTGTGGTCGCGGAAAGACATTCATGGCCATCGCAATTGCCGCGAAGCTGGGGCGGCGGTTCATGGTCGTCGTTGACAAGGAGTTTCTGATGAACCAGTGGAAGGGGGAGATTGAGGCACTGATGCCTGGGCTGCGGATCGGAATTTGTCAGGCTGGACGGCGCGAGATTGAATCGGACAAATACGATTGCACCCTCTGCATGATTCAGACTCTCTGTGGCCAGGACTTTCCAGAGAAGGCCTTTGCGGACTATGGATTTACCATTTTTGACGAGTGCCACCATCTGGGCGCTGCACACTTCTCCAAGGCACTTATGAAGGTCCAAACAAAAGTGATGCTCGGCCTCTCTGCCACCCCCAAGAGAGAGGATGGGTTGACGAAAGTGTTCGAGTGGTTTCTTGGAACACCCGTGTATTGGGAGAAGGTGCGCGAGGCGGATCCCAGTGTGATTGTCCAGCCCGTCTATGTGGATTGTCAGGACAATACATACACAAATGTCCCAGTGAATTGGAAACAGGAGCCTGTGATGGGGAAACTTCTTACACAAGTCGTTGAATGCGCGCCTAGGACGAAGCAGGTTGCGGACCTTATTTTGGAGATTTGTGCCGACGACAAGAGGCGTATTTTGGTGCTGAGCGAGAGGATTGGGCATTTGAAGAGTATT